CATTCATTTTTATTATGCACAAGAAAACCATCAACATTATCTTCAATTTTGTCTGAATATTCATCAATAGCAGAAACTACAGGTGCTATACCTAAAGCCCAATACTGGAATATTTTTATGGCACTTTTGCATTTATTAAATTTATTAATCAATAATGGCGCTATTCCTATATCTATATTTTTCATAGAATCAGGCAATACATCTATAGGAACCCATTCTATGGTAGTTATTCTGTCCTCAAATTTTTGAAACTTTTTACCTAATTGTTCCCATCCTACCCATCCTATAAGAAGCAATTCAGTATTGTCATATTTTTCCATTATATCATATATAGAATCTGTGACCAAAGGCATGTCATGAGCATGTGAACCTGACCCCATATAACCTATAGTTATATTATCTTTTAATATTGTTTGCTTTTCTGCATAAGAATTATCCCATCTTTCGACATCAAGATAATTTTCTACGATATGAATAGGTACGTTGCATGCTTCTTCCCTGACTCTTTTAGCCATTACTTCTGTAGATACCATGACTGCATCGGCTTCGTTCATGAATGATACAATATTTGACTGTATTCTAGGATCTGAATATAACTTATATGGCTCTATAAATTCTTTAGGAGTATTAAGTAGATCGTCATCAAGTTCATATACTGTTTTTATACCTAGCTTTTTAGCAAATATCATTTTTTCTAACAAATCTACTGAATGAGATCTCTGAAAAACCATTATATGAGTGTTAGGATAATCTGATATATATACTTTTCCCTTGCAGTCTATTCTGCAAGATCCATTATCTTTGTTTATCTCTCGTGCAGGAACCTCTGCCCTAACATACCCACAAGCAAAATCGTCTTGCATAAACCATTTTACATTCATTACAACTCCTTTTTAATTATTTCCAATCAAAGTCCCATCTTAAAATCCAGACTGATCCTCCATCTTCAAATATATAGTCTCTACTTATTCCGTCTGGATCTCCAGGCCATGATATTGACTGAACAGGATTAGCAGAATTTGAACTAATTGAAATAATATTAAACTCATAGTTTTGAAGGATATTTGTAGATTCAAATACTTGCGACATCTTATTGCTAGCTATACTGTCATTAGTTACTACAGAATCAAAATCAAAAACATCATAATAATGAGTATTAGTAAATGGACCTGATTCAGGTTCAAACCTTCGTCCGTCAAACGGAACATTCATTTTCATGTATAATTCTGTTGTATGACTGGTGTTTGTATCTATACCTGTAATTGTGTGTGGATTATCAGGCAACCTTCGTTCTGAATCATACCCATATTTATTAATAGCATTATGATCGTAGATCTGCTTAGCATCTATCCTGTAAAATGCAGGGTCAATAGCAGAGTAAGTGCTTGCAGCCCATAATACATTCTGTGTTGATTCTGCTGCAAGAAAGTTTGTTGATGAAGCAATTGCTGTTCTAATCCATCCGTTTGTTTGTCTATTCCCGAATGTTTCGTTTTCCTTTGTCATTATCATGTGTGACAGAATTTTCCACCGTTCATTGATATCTAAAGCGTAAAGCCTATATGGTCTATCACCGTAAAGAGCAAAGTTTCCTTTATACTGAATATTTATAACGTCACTTGGATTATCCCAACTAGCGGCAACAGTAATATTGCTAATATCATACCATAACTCTGAAAGTGATATAGGATTTGTACTTCCAATAACTATAGTTTCTCCTGCAGCTATTGTAGTTTGATTACTTACTACTAAAACAGAACCTGTTATTGATACAGTTAATGATGAGAAAATATTTGTTCCATGAAGTCTATACTGTAATACAGGAAAATTATTTTCATCATAATATCGTTTATCAAATTCTTGTATATCTATAAATATACCATCTTCAGAACCTCTTGCTATTGTTGTTCCAGGCGGATTTACACCGAAAAACTGCGCAGTCCATGATGCAGTAAATATTCCTGATGCACTTGTATAATATGACAATATAGGACTATAAAAGCCTAACGGAGTAATAGCATATTCATTTGTTGATGCAGGGTTTTGTAGTATTTTTATGGATGGGTTATTCATATGCGTATAGTAAATTCCATTTGTTATTTCAGAGTAAAGACCGTTTACGCCACTAGAACCAAATCCTCTAGCCTCCACGAAAACGTTAGATCCGTATGGTCTATGTAATTCTGATAAAATATAGGAATTAGTTGTTGACGGTCGCCTAGTAAAAAAAGCATCACCACCCGCAATGTATCCCCATTCGTTAGTAATAGGATCACGAACAATCCCTACATCTAGAACTGTGAACATATTGGCCTTACTAGCTAGAAATACATTAGTTGCGTAACGCTGAAAAATATTTGTAGTGTTAACGATAAATGCTCCTGCAACAGTATGCACACTTGTTGCAGTCATACTTTGAGAAAACCAGTTAGTTATGTCATTGGTAGCAATATTTACGGCAACAAATTTGTTTGCAGTGAAAAGATCGTCAATGGCTCCATCTAATTCGCTCATATAAAAATGAGTAATATACGTATGACCAGTAGCCAAAGATGAATCAGTTTTTGTATATTCAAATGCTCTACCTGCATTGGTTGTTGTTACAAGAATATTGGTTTCGAATATATTTGTGTATATTCCTGTATCTAAACCGTTCGTCCATGGAATAATATTTGTACCCCATGTATCAAATACGCTCCATGTTTCGACTATCTCGATTGGAGGCAAACCAACTGCAAAAGTTTTTTCCACAATACTGCTAGCTATTTGACCGCGTATATAATTATTGGTTTTATTTACAATATTCCAATCGACACCGTTTGTAGATATTGGGAGATTTTGAAAGTCAGACAACACTGCATTAGATATTAGAAAAAAGCATAAACTATATAGTAGCAAACGCATTATAGTCACCCTCATGTCTAATATCTGTCATTATATAATCAGCTCCTACTGCTAAAAACTGGACAAGAGGAATATAGAATGTGTCAGCATTATTGTCTGATACGCTTGATGCATGTAACAATGTTGCTGAATCATTGTTTATATCTACACTTATGTAAACCTCCTCTACACTACCCGTAAGAGTCACAGAGTCTTCTGAAAAAATTATTGTTGTATCACCTAATCTTATACGTCCTGCTGATATTGTGCATGTAGTGCCGCTTAAAGAGTGTTTAAGCGTTGTAACTCCTGAAGATGGTATTACTTCTTCAACAGGTACAGTAAATGGGATATCATCGTCTTCTACATTATCAAGCCTTGATTCTATATCATTTAGTCTAGATGATGTGATTTCGCCAGGTAACGGCAATGCAGTAGCCACCTCAATAGCAGGAGTTGTAATGTCTTCTATTGGTGTGATAGGAATATCTACTGCATTGCCAATATCAATTTCTACTTCTATTTCATTATCTTCCTCTGTAGTTGCTTCAAAAATATTTTCAGGAAAGTATTTTTCTCTGAATAATTCAGATTTACTTTTTCTTGAAGTTTCAATAAGGATTTGGTTTTCTTCTTTATTTTCTCCAAGTTTAGAAGTTAGGGATGATAATTCTCCTTTAGCTTCAGACATGTTTCTTTCATCTACTAATGTTAAGTTATCACTCATGTTATTTTAGATCTATAATGAGCAGCAAATCTTCCTTTCCCTGCATGATCCATATTAGCTGCTATTAAATTATTGCCTCCAAGCGTTCCGTCTGCATGTGCGAGAGCAAGCCAGGTTTCAGCAGTTTCAAGATCTCTTGTATGATATATATACACACCAATACTGCTAGCTATTCCAGTGCTATAATATCTAAACTTGTATCTGAAGTCATCCCAAAAATCTGTAGAACCGCTTCCTACATAAGGAGTTCTTGTGATAGTATAATTATTTGTTCCGTCAATATTAATAGATGGTGATACATTATTACTCTTGTCAGAATTAAGGAACGAAGAGAAATTTATAGCAGATCTCCAATTCTTATATATATAAGCTTCCCCATCTCCGTATCTTGTAGGCCAGTAAGAATAATGAGCAGCAGCTTTACTTCCTGCATAAACACTGTTTGCATTATATGTTCCGTCTTCAAGCATAGAATTTGAAGCTTGATAAACACCGCCTAGTAAATTATCTTCTGCAGCTATTGGATTACTAACGTTTTTATATATCGTTGATAAATTACCATTCAGATAAGTATTTGTAGATGAAAACTCGTATACTCCTGAATTGTTACTTTCAGTCCAAGCTATACGTCCATCATAAGTTCCATCAAGGTTGAATGAATTAGTTGCCTGATAAATTGATGCGCCTCCAGAAGGAGAAGGTGCAGATATAGGAGTCCTGCTGTTTTTATATATCCTTGATTTTTGAGTCTTGAATGCAGAGTTAAGGCTATTTATGGTTACATCATTTTCAACACTTGCTCTGTATATTTTTCTAGAATTATAAAGCCCATCTTCAGTCATGGAATTACTTGCTCTATAAATCCCTCCCTGAACATCATCATCTGCAGATATAGCATTATTGCTATCTTTATATATAGTTTCGGTCTCTTCCATTAATGCTGAATCTAATGACTTATATTCGTATACGCCTGCACCTGTTCCGTATGTATACTGTTGCCTACCATCGTAAGTTCCATCCTCATTTATGCTTTGTGCAGCTCTATATATTCCTGAACCTGAATTAGCCGGGGCCGATATTGACGTGTTTGAGTTTTTGTATATTGTTGATTGTATTGCTTTGAATGCTGAAGACATGGAGGCAAATTCAATTATATCAGCTTTGCTTTTTGTATATACAAGTCTAGCATCGTAACCACCAACAGAATTGAATGAATTAGTAGCCCTGTAGATTGATCCTTGCCCCCTGGAATCAAGAGCATCAATAGGAGTTGATTTATTCTCATATATTATAGTGTCTTCTTCTGTTAGATGAGTTTCTAATGAATCATATCTTGCTACAAGATCATCAAAAACAGCAGTAGTTATAATAATATCTACAAGTTCTCCTCTGTACATAGGTCTTGCAGTTTTGCCAGCTGCTTCATTTGCATTTATAATTGTCTGAGCTAAGTCTTTTGGTACGTTCCATAAGTAAAGATCGTCTGTTTCTCTCGATCCTCCAACATTACTAAACGCCTCTAATGTGTATTGTGGTCTTGCCAACTTGACAGTAATTGTAGAACTACCATCATCTTGCTTTTCATGAAATGCCTGTACAAGGTGCCAGTTATTACCATATTCCATAGTCTCTATTATCACAGTATTGTAAATTGTAGAAAGGCTAGCCATAAAGCTTTGAACCGCAGAATTAGATACTCCGCTAAATTCTGCATATATATACTTCTCTGGACTATCGCTTGTTTCGTTTCCTGTTCCAGTAGCATTGCCTGGAAGGTCATTACCTTTAGAAAGCCTTGCCTCTTCCCAATCTAGCTCTAGAGCCCATCCTTGCCTTAATGTCTGAGCTACCCAGTAAGTAGTAGTGCCCCGATCAAGCCTTTCAATTCTCCTTACAAATGCTTGTCTATATCTTCCTTTTAAAACTGTGTTGCCTACTTTCGGATCTACTACGAATTTTGAAGCATTGCTATTTTTTACATCAGTATACCTATCAAGGAAATATCTTATCTGAGAAAATTCATCCTTTACGCCTAACTGCCATAATCTTGTGAACTGAGAATCACCATCTACAGAAACAGTTACATTATCTTCATTTATGAAAAATTCAGAAGCAGAATCCTTAAGCTTTTCTCTTATTTTGTTAGCTTCAATGCTAGAAGTTGGGAGTAGTTCTCTGGACATTTCTACCTCTTCCTGTGTACATGTTTGTCCTGAAGTCAAACAATCTATTGTGCTTATCTCTAGGGCTTTGCGTTCTAGGATCAGAAGGATTTAGTTTTATAAGTGCTGACCGTGCTTCTCTTATCTCACTATCTGATACAGGTCTTCTTTTCTTTGCTTCAGGCATTTCTCTTAATACTTTAAGTTTCAGAAGCTTTGTGTCTGCCAATAGTATAGTATCTGTATCTTTTGTAAGTGGTCTTGGAGCAGTCCAGTAATAAAGTGTTATCTCTCTGTCCTGCAATTTTATATCATTAGGATCTAAAATAACAAGATAGTTCGTTTCTGGAGGGCGTACAACAAAAATTTCATCACTCCTATCTCGTCCGTAATACTTAGGAGATATTGTAAATACATTTGCTGCTTCTTCTGTTATCTGATAATAACCGTTTTCTCCCCCAATGCGTATCCATTCATCAACAACGCTAACTCCACCGGCTACTATAGCTGCTAAATCGTCAGACTCAAAAGTAGTACCACCTGAATTTATCAATAGATCTTGAAAATAATACAAAGGATCTTGAGATGGATGATATGTATAAGCTTTGTAAGCGTATTCATCAACTTCTATTGCGCTACTATTCCTTAAGATAAATTCTATATTATTAGTTTCGTCCTTTATTGCATCTATTCCAAACAGATTAGACGGCAATATGATTCCATTTTCTCCTATATCTGTAAAATCTAAATCAAGATTTGTCCTAAAATTTGATATACTTATCTCTTTGACTATTCTTTCGTACATTGTTCCTGTAAGAAGCTCGACTCTTTCCCTGAGATCATCATCATTAACACCTGTAACATCAGTAAGTATTTCATCAATAAAAGCTTTATATAACTGCATAAACATGCCTTTCTTTTTGTAAAATCCTAATATTTAATATTATAGGTCTTTTGATTTAATCATCCAAGCATATTATTTTGTTTCTGGAGCTGTTATTATACTCCTTTTACTGCAAGGATCTGCAGCACATTTCGCACCTAATGCAACAGCAGTATACACCCATGAAGCTCTAATAAGTATCATTCCGTCTTCCCTGCATATCTTAAATAGTATTTTGTCAGCTTCTTTTCTGTATATATTTTTATCAATTAAATCTTCTCTCATTAACTGATAAAGAGCATCATGCACTAAAGATCCCCTCATGAATGTTTTGGTATCAATTGCAGGGCCTGAAGGACCGTCCCACGCATATCCTCTTTTAATATCAAGTATACCATCTTTAGATAATTTTATAAATCCATCAGGAGAATAAATGTCTGTTTCATGTTTTATAGATATGATAACGCTGTAATCACTTACTAACTGATACTTGTACCCGCCTCTGTAATGAATATATTTCATATTATTTTCTCAGTAAAGATATCCATTCCTTTATAGGCACTCCTGCAAAATCAAGCAGAATAATAGTCATGCCTAATGCTACGATTATTCTAGGTATATCCCGAGATTCTATAGGCTTGAAAACTATTCCCCACATCTTCTTGCCACCAATATCTATCTGTTCCTCTAATTTATTTAGCCTAGCTAAAACAGATGGCTTTCCATTTGATTCGCATAATGCTTTATGAGTTTTCTTTAATATTATTTTTATTTCTTCCTGGTCTTTTTCATAGGCTTCAAATTTAGGCTCACAAACCTTGTCATGCATTTGTTCTGCTGATAATACTCCCATTTTATTATCCCCCTCTTTTTTCATATCATTCCTTAATGGTATTGGGATGCGTCAAAAACTCTTTGCCGCCAGTCCGCCAAACCTTGCTGCCTGTTATAAATATTTTTCTAGGTATAACGCCCGTTACCGTCAAGACTGCATCAGTACCGACAAAGAAAATATCGCTTTGGAATTTTGCGCCAGAATCAATAGCACCATAGGTACCGGACCGTTGCGGCCAGCCGTCTATTTCCAGCGATGCTATTGTTTGCCCCGAGTTTGCATTCATGAATCTGATCACAGCGGTATTTTGCAGATTTGTGCTTGACTCTAAATTGACAGTTGCACTGACATCAAAAACATTATTGGTAAATAATTGTAGCCGGGCATACGGATCAATCGTCACGTCATTCCTCAGGCAACCAGGAGCCTTTGCGGCAATTAGCCCCCATCCCAAACCGCCGGAACCTTCTCCACCGATGAGAAGCGTGGCACCGCCGTAACTATTGGATGTCGTAAGAGACGTTTCTTTACCTGTATTAGATCCGTTGCGACGGTGTATACGTAAATCTCCCACACCGCTAATTGTAGAGGCAAATGTATTCTGGTCATTCTGCGAGTTCTGTCCTATCGTGCCGCCGCCTATGCCGAGAATTATGGTGTTTTTCCAAACCCCGCTGTTGGCCTCAACGTTGATAGCGGCATCATCTAGACGTAGATTGCCTGACCAGTTATCGTCTTGTTCGTCCTGAAATCTTATGATTGCATTAGAAGCGATTATATCTCCAGTCCCATGAAAATTATCGGTATCATCAAAACGAAAATCTGCGCCCCCGGTTAGCGTTGTGTTTGTTCTATCACTGAAAAAACATAAATCGCCAGAAAATGTAATATTGGTTATTGATGCGAATGCGCGTAATTCGGAGTTAGGCTTAATATAAGAAAGTGTATTTGTGCCAAAAACAATCATACCGCCTTTGTGCGAAATAATAGACCCATAACTGTTGGATACAGTTAAACCATTCATACCCAAACCCGTATAAGTAAATTTGAAACCCTCTTGGTCCATATCATTATTTCCGCCGGCGGTTTTTATGTATGTGGAAATAGTTATATCTTCAGACAAAAATAAATCTGCCCCAGTATTATTTGTGGCAATCGCTGTAGGATCATCAGGAAAACCCACTCCAGATGTCCAATTATTCGTATCTGACCATATACGATTCGTTGTCACGATAGAGTATTCATAGCTATGAACATAACCCACATGTACAAGCAGAGAAAAAAGTACTATAAGCTTTTTACTCATTAGCCACCCATGAATCTTTCGCCCGCTGGTTAAGCAGATGATAGCAATATCCTCTAACAATAAACATGTATTGCCCTGTCGGGATATTGTCATCATCAAGCACGGCCTTCACGGTGCTAAACGTAGTCTTTGGTTTGCCCGCCATGATCTTACGCGGTGTAGACGGAGAGAGGCCGTGAAGTGCATTGAGTTCAGCTAGTATGCTGTTGGCTGTGGCCTCGTTTGCGCACAGTACTTTGCCGTCTGGAGTTGCGGCATATGCTGCGAAGGCCAAAAATAAAACTATAAAAGAAATTATGTATCTATGCATATCACTCCCCTATGTAATGGCCTTGGAATAATGCAAATGCTTCATTTGCCACCCTGACAGTAGAATCATTATTAAAAAGGAATACCTCAATATACTCATTAGTTGCTAGATGCATGCAGTAAACTGCCCTCAGCGTATTAAAAGAACTACCCGAAGCTGTAACCCTGGCCATAGATGGATTTTGTATGGCACCCGCTTTGTATAGCGCGATCCAACACCAAGCTTGATCTGCAACAGCATCCATCCTGATATTAGCGACAAAATGATAACTTCCCGGCACTTGAGGATTATACCTAAATAAATTCGTATCATAGCCAGAGTAATTATCATCTATAATTAAATCTGCCTCCATTCTGGTCGCTATTGCATTTGTAATATTTTGTTGTGTAGACATATGCACAGTGAAAAATGGAGGCTGAGTTAATGAAACATTTGTAGATGCAAGATCATTTATGTTAGTATAGGAAAAATTATTGCCGTTCACATTATTTGTTTGAGCCCTGCTATCAAGTGGACCGCCCGATGAAGCCGTTGCCGCAGCAGCCTGCCATCTTTGATCCGTTGCATTCCATTTAGCGATTTGTCCGTCTGTAGGTGTGTTAGTGGTTATAGATCCTGCGCCTGCTACGTAGTTAGAAAGCACGCTTCCATCAAGAGTAATTGGACCAGCACCTAGAATTCTGTATCCACTCGCAAATCTCGAAGTCCACTGATCGTCAAGAGAGCTAGTTTGCGCAGTGCCGTCAGACCACACAACGCTATTCTCATTTGAAGATATTGCGCCTTCTCCCAAAGCCATGGAATCAGTAGCGGTTGCACCTGAATTATTGCCCAAAACAATAGCACTTGAACCAGATGCATTATTACCAGCCCCAAGGGATAAAGAACTTGCGCCACTTGCAACCGTTGTATCACCAATAGCTATAGCAGCACTCGAACTAGCTGTCGCATCGTTTCCTATTGCGATTGACCTAAAAGCATTCGCCTCTGCACTGTTTCCAATTGCACAAGAGTCAGAACCAGAAGCATCAGACAATGTTCCAGACGCAAATGAATCGCCGCCCGTTGCAGTCGCTGATGTGCCGACATTAAGATTATCGGCCACGGATAAATCATCGTTTATGTTGACATCTAGCGTTACTGTCAAATTACTTGTTATTCCGACATCAGCATCAAACGTTTCGTCCTGAGTTGTCAGCGCAACCGTACCAGCACCGCCATTAGCTTCGGGCATAGTGTACGTCATGTCTCCGCCTGTAGCGTCCGCGTTGAAACGTATGATGTTTGTGGGCGCGACAGCATCAAAGATAGTAAGCTCGGCATCTGTAAAATTTACTTTAGCCTCTGGACTCGATGCCCCGCCCCCCGCCGAACCAACAGAAGTACCAAGTTTAGGTGTAATCGTGACATCAAATGTACCGCCTCCAGCAGGGGTCCGGTGGAGGGTAGCAAAACCTACAACAATGAATTGACCGGGTAACCGTGGGTCAGAGACCGAATACACGGCATGCTGATTAACATCTTGCTGTGCGTTGGCTTGGCTGGCATAATCATCAGTAGATAAATTAAGATGGACCTCCCCAACACTGCCAGTTGTACCACTGCTGACATGCTTCATAACCACCACATTAAAATAACTTACTGAACTGCTAAGAACAGCATTGCTATTAGCATCTACGGTGATCTGATTAAGATTAGTGATCATCTGCTTACCATCGGGATGATTATCTATTATGTAAAAAACGCTACCATTAGTAGCGGTCACAGCAGGGAATGTTTGCTCATGCAATTGTGCCGAAATTCCCGCCGTAATGGTTAAATATACATCATCATTCGCGCCGCCCTGAGTAGTAACAACAGCCGCCAAATCTCCACCTTCTAGCCACCGAGACGGCTCAAGTCTAACCCTATGCATTAACCTTTGTACAGCCGATCTATCATCACCGTTTGGCCCCGATACTTCATCCGTATGACGGCGTATCGAATATAGGCCAGTATTCTGCGTAAACAGGGCGTCAAGCAGACCTATATCAAACATCGGAGAATATTCTCCTGTAGGGAATGTAGTACCATTCGTGACCCCGCCAGCGAGAGCATATACATAATTCATTTGCAAACTGTTTGTGGTACCGGGTGTAAGCGTAAGATTTATCGGGGTAGCAAACTGCACAAGTGTATCGTCGAAAAATACATCAAAAGACCCTGATCCATCAGTTGTTGTAACTGCTATAGTTACGTTTGTCCCATCTGAAGAATATGTAAGTACTGGCCTGTTGGTCGGCATAGCATTAAGTAGTTGTCGCACCGTAGATATTTGCGAGATAGTAGCTGCATCCTGTGGGTTTACGCCGTCCACAACATTAATCACCGAGTTAGTGCCAACGTTAAAAGTCTCAAGCGCAAGATCAGAGTAGCCATTAGCTGTTTCTGTGCCGCTCCGGAACTTGGAGGTTGCATGCGTATTAGTAGTTCCAGCCGCCGCCGTGTTGCTCTCTGAGATTTTCCATGTGTTGGTATCTAAAATTGCAATGTTAGCTTGATTTGAATATATTATAACCCATTGATCTAGGTTTGTAGCAATATTATTTGCAACTCCGGACGTATTGACGGCATTGCTATCTGAGTTAGCCGAAATCCAAAATTGATTGGTAAGTATAAGATTCTGTTGTATCGTATTGGTATCAAGGTTCGCCGTTACCTGAGCCTCTAAGTTTGTAAATGCCTGTGATGCTGCTATCTCACTATTTAATCCAAAAATCTCGTTTGCCATTATAGCCGGATGAATATTGATGTTAACATTACCGGTGACAGGATTTATGATACCGAGTTTACCAAGCCTCACGATATAATTAGTCTCTCCTGTCGGAGCGTTTGTCTGCGCTAAGCCAAACGTCGTTGCAGACAAGAATAAATCTGATCCGCTGTTACTTCCTATAGCCGTTGTATTCAATCCGCCTACAGACCCAAAAATCGTACATTTTCCATTTTCATTATTGAGTATTTCCTCTGTCGCAAAAGCTAACGCCTTCGCTGTTGTTTCATTATTTGCTCGTGCAAGGGCAACTGTTTCCTTTTGACCTATTTGTCCGGTAACATACACTACCTGACCATTTGTTATTGTAGATCCAGTATTATTTCTGCCGGGAAACCATAACTCTTCTCCTACGTTCATTGTGACTTCAGAGCTTTCAAAATACATTTTCCAGGAATCGTCTGTAGCATTATAAAATACACGGCCTGCCTGGTGTGCTGGATCTGCCGACAAGGGCTCAAAATCTTGATATTCTACGCCCGTAACAGCATTGCTACCGTGATCCTGATCGCCTGTGAAATCAATGATGCCGTCACGACGTATGACTGTAGCATCGACTGCAATTGTATTTGTACCTCCAGACACAGTAACATCAATACCATCGCCACCATTAATATTTACTACTGAAGTAATATTTGTCCATATAGGCGCAGCTAAACCTTGAGATAAGAGAATATAACCTGAAGTTCCTGCTGATATGCTTATCCAGTTTGTTCCATTAAAATAGGTTAAGTCTCCTACTGCAGAACCATCTTGATCTGAAAGAAAAGGCCATGTTGCTGTAGATCCAGAAAATGTATATAAACTTGGATTTATACTTCTAACAAAACTTAGAGTTCCTGAATCAACTTCAGGAGCCCTTTTAATAGTTATTATTCCTTCAGGGTCTGAATTTACGTAATTATTAGTATGAGATGCTGTTATAGCGCAATACCATTTTTCAATAGGAGAGCCGAATGTGTTTGTCATTGCCTGGAAACTTACAGTATTTGATGTGACTACTCCTGCTATGCTTACCATGTTGTCAGAATTTCTATTCCTTCCAAACTTGAAAGTAAAAGTCCATCCTGTAGCATCCCATAAATCATCACCATCATACATTGTGGCAACTATATTTGGAGTATTTCCAACCTTAGTCCTTAAATCCCATTGTTGTCCAGTGAGTTGAAAATTAGCATTTATAGGTTTTGTAGGTGGAGCTGAATAGCAAAAAGAACATGCAATAAAGCATAAAGCAAAAATAAACTGTTTCTTCATATTATCTCCTTCCGACTAGTCTTAGCCATACTGAATTAGTATTGCTGAAAACGAAAGGAATAATATCTCCACGCTGTATATAGTGATTGCTCAGAGCTGATACATCTGCTTGCTTTCTTGTTTCGCTAGTATTAGTCCATGATACAATACTGTTAGTTATGAGTGTAGTCACAGTGTTTGTAAGCCCATGAAGATAATTCGTTTGAATATTTCCGAATTCATTTGTAACTACACGAGTTTCCTCAAACTGTTCTTCTGTATGTCTGAAAACATGACTCATTGAATTTGTGCTAGTAGATGCAGCAGTATACCATGTTTCAATTTCTGCAGGGTACCACATGTACGTCAAATTATTAGTAAATGAATACGATCCACCAATAACGTTTTTCCATTCAATAAAATAAAGTTCACCGGCTATAAGATCTTGAGCGTACTCACGCCTTTCAGGTTGAGATTCTCCCATCATATTAATGCATATCATTAATATACAGACGAAGAATATAGATATTTTTTTCATGATACACTCCAAATTAGAAACTGTGGAAGCCTGCACGGCCATACCTAATGCAGACCTCCACATCAATTTTTTAGACTTCAGCGTTACGGTAATTTATGAGACATTTAGCGCCATCTGCCATTGATACAGTAGATGTAAGTTCAATAAGAATCGGTCCTTTAACTCTCAGAGGTCTTGTTGACCAATCCCATAGAGTAGTCCATGAGTTATCAGGAACTAATCTTGTATAACCCAGTTCTTCTTCTTGGGTATAATCAGTCTCTTCAGGATCGTAACTCATCTTGAATTCACAATCCGTTCCTGAGTTAGAATCTACAAGAGCCTGTATAGACACTATATCAATCTCTCCGCCTGCTCTCTTACCATTAAGGTCGTCAGGGTTTCCGAGACGCATAGACATATAAGTAAGTTCTGAAGCATCTCTGTACAGATAATCAGTAAACAGAGGGCTCATTGTCTCTTCAGTAAGATCAATGAAATCATCTGTATCAATAGAGTAATCAGCAGCAGCATCAAGCCTGACCATCCACAAACCTACCGGAGTTGTGTTTAATCTCAATGCATTGACAGCATCTATCAGTGCCCCAAGTGTAGTTACTTGTGCATGAGTAGGAGACGAATCAACAGCACTAGGATCTGCTACAGCAGCAGCAGCAGCAGAAAACTGATACTGAGTATAACTAGTTGCGCTCACACCTATATTCAGCAATATTATAAGTTTGCTATCGTCAGACCCATTATTATCTATAGTTATTGCAGCATACAGATCTTGAGTTTCTCCACTGCCTTTTCTGATATCCTTAAACTTAAGACGGAATAAAGGATTTTTTGTATCAGCTTTTTGTATCTCAGCAGTTCTTACAGGAAGTTTTTCAACCATATTCATATTCATTCTCCTTTATTTTTTTTATTACATTTTGAACGCAGGAATAACATATTCATTAGTTGCTCCAGTCAACCTTATCTTGAAGTACAGAGCATTAGTTGTTGCTGCAGGCAAATCATTTATTGCCATGGTGCTACTTCCTGGAGCGTTAGTCACTGTAACTATAGGAAGGCCTGTAATCTCTAGAGTAGTGTCAAAAACAGCGGCTTCGTCTACAGATAAAGTTCCTTGTATATCTGTAGCTACAGCAGTGTCAGCAATCTCTACAGATGTAGCAGTAGCAGCACCTATAAGCAATGAACCTGCAGCTTGAGTGTCAAGACCTGCGCTTGCATCTACAGTTACGCTATCAGCATCAAAAGTAGAAATGACAGATAACGCACCTGCAGAAGTTAGATTCAGTACCTCTGTAGTATGATTAAGTACTGATAGATCATTACCAGTAGCTTCAGATTCAACTGTCCACGTATCTGCATTATCATCGCCATCGTCAGCGTCAAGAATAAGTTTTGCATCTGCATTCTCTCCTGCTGTAAACGTTGCAACAGATACTATGCCGCTTGCTGTCTGAGTTGCTGATATATCTCCTGCACTGGCAGTTATATCACCAGCAGAAGTAGTAAGATCACCAGAATTAGTAAAGGCTCCTGTTACAGTAAGACCATTAGGCAGAGTTGCTCCATCATAGAGTCTGTGCCAATTAGCAGTACTTTTCCTAACCTCTTCTCTTATCTGGTTGTTCAGAATATCTTCTATAGTCTCTGCCATAGAAAAATTTGCAATTACGCAAACACAAGTCATTAATATTACGATATATTTATTCATAATTTTTCCTTACATTTCTAATCTTTTATTGTCAATTATAAGCATAATAAGTTCAGAAGGATCTGGTTCGCCAGGAAGTAAGCCAGCATCAATCATTTCTTTTTGAGTCAAGAATGACATCAGTTGAGCCCTTGACATGCTCTGAAGTTTTTTAAGCGTCTGAGCCCTGTCCTTTATCCTGTCGTGTTTGTCAACCTTTCTAAGAATCCAGAAGTCTGCTTTGTACTGTTGAGATTTAAGAAGTTCTTCATAAACTTCTTTATCTTCTGGAACTTTTAAATTAAGAACCAGTCTCCAGTTACGAGCATGAAGTACTCTACCTTGCGGAGTTCCATGCTCTTCAGACTTAAGATCATCAAGAATATCCAATATCATTTGGTATTTCTTATACCTAAATTGGATCGTTATAAGATCATCATCTACTTTTTCTTCTTTATTTTCTTCCTGACGATGAGTAGAAACAATAGATTCTTCTGTAGAATCTTCTATCTGTTCTACTTCATCGTTAGAATTGGAAGAAAACACGTCAGTCAGATCTTCTTTTTTATCAGCTTTTTTAATAGTTATTTCATCCGTCATTATGACATTCCTAGTTAAGCTTACAGTAAGCGTTAGTCATTATTATTTTAGTCAACAATAGTTTTTCCTGCGCCGCGAACGAAACCATGAGTTTCAGGATGACGTGCTTCAAGAGAGAAACTACCCCAATATTCATCTTGCCTGTAATGAGATCTACCTTCTTGGATATTCTGTCTCCACGTCATTGGTGTATCTACATATTCTCTATGGAACGCATGGCCCATATCAACCACAAGACCCCATCCAGCAAGACCTTCAGAAGCAGGGAATCCACGTTTGTCCCTTGCAACTTTAACAAGGTTGCCTTCTTCAGTAGTGATCTCAAGCATATCAGTATTAAGATCTGGTTGGAAGTACTTAACAGGAGGCGTAGACATTATGCGAGACATCCTGTTAAGAGCACCATACAATCTATTTCCTGCATTGACGAATTTCTGAGAAGAACTCGCAGTAGCATCAAAGCACTGGTCAAAGAATTCACTAAGAATAGGCCATGTAAGGTTTTCGTTCTTGTTTCCTACATTAAGTACATTTTCTTCAACATAATGAATGAATCCCTGAGAAACGTAAATAGTACCATCGGCAGTTACAGTAGTACCTTTATGTTGAAAAATAAGAGCTTTATTAACTTTACGCTTGATCTCAAGCATCTTATTTACAACTTCCCATTCTATAGTAGCGGGTGCGCCAATACCAACTTGTATCATTGCTGCAACATCCTGAAGATGTGAAATCTTGAATGTTTCAGAAAAATAAGATACGAAGTTTGATTTCTCTACATCAGGAATACGTCCGGTTCCTTCATTAGCATCACCAAGTTCAGGAAGATGCGCAATACCAGCTACAAGTATTTCGTTGTCAAGAAGTGCTGCTTGAGGCGTACCATTCCATCCACGAGTAACAGTTATTGCGTTTGTTGTATAATTGACTGCTGTAACACGCATATTTTCTAGTGTACGCGTATTATGAACTTCTGAATTGACAATAAATAGTTTTGCCTCATCTACAACTATAGATGTAGCAGATGACGAATATCCACCTGAGTTGTTAACATTAGTATGAATAGGAAGAATTTCATCTTCTACCCAACTATAAACAGGCTGATTTACAGGCTCTTTTCTGCTCCATAACTCAAGAGCTTTAAGAAGTGTGCCATCATCATCATTAAGCATATCTAATTGATTGTCTAACTCTCTCTGTCTGAATAAATTGTCTGTGTCAAAGACATCTACGCCAGTAGTTCTAGTAGTATAAGGTAAAGTTACCCTGTACATAATACTCTCCTTGATTAATTGTTATACTAATCTTGTGAAGGAGATCTAGAAGGTATCTTTCCACCTATACAGCGTGGCAAGTTTCCTTTTTGAACATCTACATTGGTCCTGTCATCTGCTCCATCAAAATTATTAGCAGATCTATTACCAGTTGCATTCACATGACTAGCAGATCTATTTGCCCGTTTAAAAAGTTCTACGAACTCATTAGCATCGGGCGTGTTAACCTGGTGATCAATAAATAAACTTTCAGGAACTGACTGAGGGGTAGAAGCTTTAGCAGCTATCAAAAACGCCTTCTTTTTTTCAGGATCTGATACTATTACTGCTTTTTCCTCTTGAGACAGCTTTTTGTATACATCATCTGCAACTTTTTGCTCCTCTTTAGAAAGTACAGGCTCAGAACCTTCTTCGTCAGTGCCACCCTGATTTTCTATATTTTCTGCTTTTTTCTTCAGACTGTCAACTGTTTTTTCTAAGTCTTTTATTTTTTCAGGATCATACCCATCCATTTTCTTCATAGTTTCGAGAACACTTTCAGCCTGTTTTCTGGCATCACCTATCTCTTGCTTGAATTCTTGTGTTATTTTTTCCTGGCCATCGACTTTAGTAGTCATTACTGCTACTGCGTCAGTAGCGGCCTTAATGCTTTTTAATACTTCTTCTTTGTCATCATCCCAGGGCATTTTTAACCTCCGCTAATACAGGGGTAGGAATTATTTGTTCTTGCCTTCCTGTATTTTTTTGTTTGTGTTTAATAACATCCTTTATTTCTTTTATCTTTTCTTCTATTTGTTTATCAGCTGCTTCAGCATCAGAAAATCTTTTCAGCCAAGTTTCTGCCTCAAATTCTCTTCCCTGTATAACAGCTAAAAGAATATTAGAATTTTCTGAAGTTGGATCAATATGTATGTACTGTTCTCTTGCAAAATTTCTACGGTCTCTGAGTTCCTGAATAAATAGTTTTCCTTCTTCATGATGATTCAGAGATGTATAGAATTTCTGTCTGGTCCTTATTTTAGAAAGTTGAGATATCTCATTTTCTAATCCTTTTATATCGAATCCATGATAATTCATACAAACCTTTATTTCTTCTTGGTTGTCTTCTTCTTGGTTGTCTTCTTCTTGGTTGTCTTCTTCTTGACTTTATGATTTATTTCTTCTGGATCTTTAGCTTTTATAGATGGGTCTTTCTTGAATCCTATTTCTTTTGTTTTCGGAGTGCACGACGATCCTTTTGAATATGCATCATATCCATGCTTCTCCATTACATTTACTATATCTTTTTCCATCTCTTTGTTTTCTGGTATTATGTAAGTGAATTCTGCTAACATTTTATTCTCCTTGCATCAACTACTTTGAAACCATGTTTTTCCGCAGTTGCTTTTAATTGATTAACTCTTGATTTAAGTACAGGAGGTAATTTTCCTCCATGCTTTTTTCTCATTTGTTCCAGTCTTTTTTTTATTTCCTCCTTTTGTTCTAGTTTGTAAAATACTTGAAGTTCTTCGTTCATAGCTTTTAATTCTAGATCTTCCATACAACTCCTTTATTGTGACCCGCTAATACCTGCAGAACCTGCAAGAGCCTGCTGGCCTTGTGTTTGTTGCGCCTCTCCTGTTCCTGACTGAGAACCTCCATTCTCAATGTTTCTTACTTCGGCCTCTGCCCTTCTTGCAGCTCTTTCTTTCACTACATTTTCAGGAAGCATTGTGCGTCTTACAAGTCCTACATCTCCAGTCAATTCTTCATATCTAGCCCTGTCATCAAATAACTCTGGCTTCCTTTCAGTTCTGTCAAAATATGCAGCTCTTTCTGCAAAATCTGAAGCAGAGTTAAGTCTTGCTGCAGGAAGGTTAAGATCTACTTTGTAAACGTTTCTCATGTCTTGGATTGTGACACTCTTTTCAACAAACTTCCTGTCTCCAGTATCTGCATCAAAATCTACATCTATAAATTTGTCTCCGTCATCATCAATCAGTAACTGCTTTTTAATAAGTATCTTCTCTATTGTTGGTTTGAGTCCTCCGAGCTTAAGTATCTTACTTGCTAAGAATTGCCTTCCAGTGGTTGAAGAAAGCATAGTTTCAAGAGCATTCGCTCCACCCCTGACAAGCCCTGCCTGACCATTCCTAACACTTGATACCTGTGAATTCGTTTGGGCATGGAACTTCTCAATAATATCACCAATCCCAAACAACGGTTGAGGGAACTGAGGTAGATCCATATATTGAACAGATTCACCAATATTTCTATTAACTCGTATATCTGAACCAGGACCTCTTCCTAAAGAGTCAGGATTATCTACTGCTGTAGTATTAATAATTCTTGTAGGATTCATCATATACATAGCCAAATCTACTAATCCATTATACCATATATTCTGTCCTGTTGCTGTACGTTCTGAAGCCTCTGTGACGTTCTGCGGAAACCATCTTGATCCATCGGCGCAAGCAGACCATTTTACTAAATCGCTCATGTAAGTCTGATAAGTGTCTTTAGCTGACCATATACGATGCTTACCATTTGCTATCCAATGCTGTTCATGATCAAAATAGCATCTTACTATAGGTATTAATACAGGTATTCTTTTGTCATTCGTATTTGTAGATGAAAGTCTTTTCCCTGCAAGTATCCATATATTGTCAGACATTATAGCTCTTGCATCAAAGTTCATTGACCTTGCTTCTTTTACTATAGTATCAACATCTCCTTTATAAACCTTATCATTAGTCAAAGGATCTTTTTCATCCATCATGTCTCTGAACTCAGATTCAGTCTTAAAGTCTATAACGAAATGTCCTGATGCTTTATTTGCGCCTTCAACATTTGCTCCTCCAGGCATAGGTATGACTTGAATTACTGATAAATATTTATAAACAGGGACTGTTACAGGTCTACCGAAAACTATATTTGGAGTCTGTTTAAGTATGGCTCCATCCTTCTGAACTCTACTTTGGATAACTTTAGGAGGTGTTATTCTTTCCGTGTCTATAAGTCCGTACCCTACACCAAACTTCCATGAATCCTTTATAGAAGGGAAAGCTGCGTTCTCAAGATCTATCTGGCTCCTGACAGTATAAAGAAGACTGTCCTCTACACTTCTGACGCTTTTCTCATCCATTACTTTATTTGGAAGCAACTGTATAAACCTATTTTCAGGAAAGAGATAACGCATAGAAAACGGCAATTGTTCTTCGACTGAATTAAATGTTATAGGAAACGTAATCTCAGATATAGTTGGCCAGTTTACAGTACTAGGGTTGTTATCATAAGCATTTTGTAGTCTCTGGAAAACTGTAAATCTCTCTAAAGCCTCTCCATAAGCATGATCGAACCTTGCCATCATTTCATCAGTTATGCCATCTTTAGTACTTTTTCTTTTATCTTTAGTACTTTTTCTTTTATCTTTAGCCATCAGGTTCCTCCGTTTCTATATCCTATTGAACTCATTCCGCAAGGAGCTTTCTGCTGAAGAGGTTGTTTTTTAAACCTAGAGATGGCTTTCTTCTTTGCAGTGTACTCAACATTACATCTTATTTGATTTGCATCGAATTTATAAATATAACACATTATTCCAAAAGTTATAGCAGAATCAAGTGTTCCTTCACTCGTATGATCACAACGTTTTTTTTCTCCTTTAACTGAAAGTACAGCTGCAGCAAGTTCCTTTAACAATGGTTCGTCTGGTATATAAGGATATTCATCTTCTTCGAAATCGTCAAGCCAATCTCTCACTAATTCAAATATAATGTCTCTTGTTGCTGAGTTTACATCGAATCCTTTTTTCTCTCTCTGCTTGCCTGTAGAGTCTTGAGTTGTTGTAAGGAAATACCAGTACGGGTATTCATCTAATTCAAGCTTTAGAGTAGCATTTGCTGATCCTCTGCCATGTTCAGGAGCAAGTAATGCGTTGTTATAATGTCTTAATCCGTATGAACATACTCTAGCAAACTGAATCGTTTCCAGAGTGGATCTTATAGTGGCTACCATGACAGGCTTTATTTCTTCCTTTTCCTTCATAGGTGGTCTTGACATTGTAGCAGCACATATGTCTCCTACTGCTTCAGGTGTCTCTGCTCCTTCAGAAGGATCTATAGTTAATACATAACCCACGCCCGGTATAGGGTCTTCGTAAACTCTCCAAGTATTCATTTTATTTGTTTGAGAACACAATACAGAATTAACTGGAGTATCCATTAAACCAGGCAAATGAGTTATATGAGGCTTGCTAATCATTTCATGATAAGTTTTAGATGGTTGAAATTTCTTCCATTCGTAAACTCTACTATAAGACGCTATCCATTTTAATATTTTCTTTCTGTCATAAAAAGGCTCACCCTTTATTTCTGTGAAGAATCCCCAACACCTTGAACCCCTGTACCAAGACTCCATACCTTTTCGTTTTATTTCTATATCTTCTTTATCTTGGTAGGGTGAATCATATTGAGTTGCGTGAAAAACTTGTATGTCTTTATTTCTGTTCTTAGGAAAGATCAATTTCTTTGACCACGTTATACCGTTAAGAGGTGTCATAACAATGCTTCTGAATTTGGCATGCTCCTGTGCTGAATGCCAAATGTCTGAGTTAGGCATTTCCTCATCACCGATATAGCTCCATGCCATTTTAGCTTCAAATCTATCATGACCCTGCTCATAAGTTATAAATTTTACTAGGCAGTCTCTATCTGCGTATACAATTCCATCTTGTTTGTTTGTTCCTTTATTCCCTCTTGTCCTGTCGTAAAATGATTCAGGAAATTCTTTATATAAATTTTCCGCAACACTAGGCCACCAATAATTAACCTTTGCCTCTTTGAATGTTCCTATCCATATTTGAGAGCCAGGAGGAGCTATCTTTTCTTGAGGATATACACCTACACCAATTATATTACCGCAATCCCATTCCTTCCAACCTTTTGATTCAGGAGACTTCCAATTGAAATCTATAAATTCTCCCGAACTTGAATCAAATCTACCGAACCTTAAAATATTCTCTTTAGTTGTTTTTCTCTTTATCTTTGTATCTACACCTAAATCATACCTTAAAGAAAATGGAATTTCTCCGGTAGTCATTATTGCTGTTTCTATTTTAGGAGCAAATGATTTTCCTATCTGAGAACCACCAAGCATTATCCTTAACTTATTTATAGATAACATGTAACCTGACTGAAATTGGTGCGGGTCTTGTCCTACATATCTTATGAAGTCCGGATCTCTGAGGTCTATTCCGTCTTCGAGAGCCTTTGCAATTATTTCTTCAGGTCTCTTCTCTACATCCCATGGTTCGAAGAAGTAAAAAGCATGAGCCTCTTGATCGCCATCTGCGATCCTATCTAGATCTTCATTTAGCCTGTCAAATACGTCCATTAAGGTTTCCTTGCTATGCCTATGCAATCATCATGCTGGCCTTTATAGATTTCACAAACCTCTATTTCCCACCCGACGTGCTTAAACAATATTTTCATTCCGTCAGGCAAAATCCTCCAGCAATCTATCGGATGACTATGTATGTCAATCTTAGTAGGAGTTATTATACAACAATATCCACCAGACTTCAAAACAGAATCTATATCTTCTATAAATGAAAATGGATTAATACAATGTTCTATAGTGTTACCAGATACCACTATATCATATTTATCAAGGTACTGACTGAATAATCCTGCAGGAACAACTTTGTCAACGTTAGGGCCTTCTACAATGTCAACTCCTGTATAAGCTTCGAAATGGTTAAAGAGTTCTCTATAACTTCCATTAACATCAAATGAACCTACATCTAATACGTTTTCATCAAAATTATTGTCTATATAAGTGCCTACAAACCCTTTCATAAGTTCTAATGATTCAGCATGCATTATTCCCTCATTCCTGTTTTTGTATTCTTCCATATATCTTTCAGGCCTTTAACTACGTCCTCCTGAATCACTCCAATAGGCTCTATTTCTTTTCCAGCTTTCTCATTTTTACCAAGCTCAAATGCTTTGAATACTAATCTCTTGCAAAGTGAAATCATTTTATGCATTCTGGCTGCGAGTTCATCGTAATGAACATAATCAGATGAATCCATTTTAAAATGCCTCATTGAGCACTTAGATATTATATCAGCCATTTTAAGTTTAATATCTATTTTTGTTTTATCAGTCATGGGAACAGGACCCACTTTAGTCATTTCTGTCAGTTGTTCCCTAACCAGTATTGCGTCAAACAATTGGTCTCTGAGATATTCACCAGTCTCTTTATCTATACATTCAACATTCTGCAACCTATCTAATATCTCTCTAAGTATTGGAAGCGTTGCAAGTTCGTCAGCTTTTTCCTGATCAAGGCTACGCTTAAATTCATGAAGGGTCTCAGCCATCAATGCTATATCTTCCTTTGCTCTGAGACTAACTTCAGCTATTTCAGCTTCTTCCTTTGTAACTGCTAGATATCTTTCGCTATCCATACTTGCCTTTCCGTATATTTGTAGATCTCTTAATTGATTCTTTGCAAAACTGTAAGACCTGTGCTGTCTGGAATTCTCACACCTTAAACAATATCCTACTCCGAGGTGTCCTGTCTCAGGGCCTAGCCCGTAGAAATTACCTTTAGTTTTTGATCCAGCAGTTTTAGTGCATCTACATACGTCACAAATATGGTTTCTGGCAGAATGCGAATAGTCGCCCTGCGCTTCTCTCTTCTTAACAAATGATCTCACCTTTGCATGACATCTAGGTAAAGGTGAGTCTGGAGGCCAGAATAAAATTCTTCTAACAGCCATTATCTGCGCCTTAGATGTTGGACCTATACTAGGATTATATTTCTTAAAATGCTGCTGCCAAATACATGGCTTGTTTCTGTTTGCAATGTATGGCTTTCGGATACATTTTTCATTCATGGCAGATTTCAAATCCTTCGTTTGTAATCATATCAACATAAATCTCTATACAAGACGGATCAATTCTGATCATATCTTCTTTGTAAAGGTTACCCATAAATAATTTTGCTCTATGGCTTTCAGCACTTATAATATACATAGAGTTCTTGGCTCTAATCTTTATATCACAATCTTTTGACATTCAACACCTCCGATGGTTTTCTATATTCGTGATCCTCTCCTTTGAATCTCGTAGTTAAAAGCCCTGCATGTTCCATAGTTTTCTCATTAACAATCCAATTCATATAAACAACAAAAATCTCATTCTTATACACGCCTCTTACAACAGTCTTCTTACTTATCTTTTCATTATATACGATATCACACTTGACTTTCAATTTCCTTAGTTCGTCATACTCTTTCAGCATTATATCTTTTTCAAGCTCAAACAACTCCCTTTTAAGCACTTCTTCAGGAGCTATGCCGTCAGCCTCTATGGGGTCATTGCAAATATTCTTAACATGGCTTGGAAGCGTTCCGTCCTTTACAATTATATTAATCATTATCAACTCCGTCAGGTTCAGGCCAATCTTTTAATTTGATTGCAAGTATAGTCTTTTGTCTAATCATTAATGCTTTAGCAATTCTATGATATCCATCTACAAGTGCTCCGTAAGGACCCAAAAGAATAGGATGACTCAAATCACTATCATTTATTCTTTTGCAGTGATACGCTATATCAACAACTCTGGTACAACCAGCAAACCTTTTATATGTTAAATCGTAGTGATCAAGATTAAGTTTAAAAGTCTTGCATTTTTGTTCTTCAGCGCATTTATAAAGATAAGGAGCTGACCACGTTTTCCCCTGCTGTATGAATGTACTGTCCTCAAATTTACATGTATCAATATCAATCATTATCTATTTCCTATTAAGCAACACTTCTTGTATTTCCTGCCTGATCCGCATGGGCATCTGTCATTCCTGCCTATTTTCTTCTCTTCCCTGACAAGCGTGCCGCCTGACCAATGCCGTTTCTTAACTTTCTCGTAAGAGTCATTCTGCATTTTCTGTTTCCTTTTCTAATACTATCTTTCTGTATATGTGAGCAGGTACTACTCTCACTATATTATCATTATTAATATTATCGGGATCATCAGTATTATCATAAAAAATCACTGCTCCTGATTCAGTTACCCTAAGTCCTGTTGCAAAAATATAACCATTAATTCCGTCTACAGTACATAACATATATTTCTTCATTTCGCTCTCCATCCTGCCACCCATTCAACATTCTCAACTTCTCCAGCCTTTATATCAGAAAAATTAAACTTACCAATGCAATCTCCGCCAGAAAGATCAATTGGATATACAGTCAATTCTTTGTAACTAATATGTCTCAAGAAAGCTTCGCTAGCTGTCTTGGCAATAGTATACGGCCTGATTTCCTCGTACTCAGTAAACACTGCAAAGCATATGTCATTCATTTGTCAACCTCGCAATCTGAATATCAATAGCTTTTATCTTCCTCATATTCTCGTCAGTGCTTTCAGCAGTAAATAATTCCGCTCTGATAGAATTCAGTTCCTCAAGACTAGGCTCTCTAGGGCTTTTCATATTTTTTTCTTTCTGTACGTCTATCTCATTACACGAATCAAACAAAGTTTCACTAGGATTAAGTAAATCATCATTTGGACCACTAGAATTATTTTTTATCTGCAATATCGATTTTGTCCAGACTTCATTTTCAGTATGTGTTGAAAATATAACGCACATATCCCTTCTTCTTTCGAGGAAACGCTTGATGCTGTAACTAGGTATTTCTTCTATAGGTACGTTAATCTTGTTATACGTTTCAATTACTTCTGGCGTGATTTCACTTTTCATTCATCTTCCTCCAGCAATGTAAAGCCATACCTTCTCGAATCCAAAGCCTGTGATTTAATGTAGACTTCTTGCATTTATGGCAATATATACGTTCCCTTTTAAAAGCAACAACAAGTATTGCACCACATCCGCAATCACTGCACTTTACATCAATAGGAAAAGCTAAATCTTGCAAACTATATTCATTGTTCTTGTTAAATGAGGATATGCTGACCTCTCTTGCATTTAAAATATCAGAAATACGTTCCTTCAATACATGCAAATCAGCTTTAGCGTCTGCCAGCTTATCGCTAAGTTCTTCGTATGTAGGGCATCTGCCATATTTATTGCAAGCACCTCTCCCATCCGTTGTAGTGTATCTGACAGGCTTTCCACATCCACACAAGTCTTCACTCATAGCTTGCTCCTATTATGAAAAAACCAATTCAGACCAGGAATATTATTTATCCTGTTCCAAGCATCAAGCGCATCATGTAAATTTATATGCCTCAAAGTAGACTTACCACATTCACTACATGATATACTCCATCTGAAATAACCTCCGTGATCACTCAACCCTTGAGCATATGACAATGCACCAAGCCTCTCACCATCATTGCAATCTCTACATTTCATCCTTACCCGCTTCCTTCTTCAGCACCACACCACATACATACCGGCTAACACTAAGCAAATCACTAGGATCAAATACCCCTCTCCTCTTATGATCCCTAACAGTATGTATACTCTCATCAACAGCCACAGCCACATCATTCATCCCGTATCTCCAACTCCGCTTTTTCATAATGTAGGCTTTCCGTCAATTAAGGCCGCTAATTGACCATTTCTATACATTATCCAGCGTATAAGCACATTTGTCAATAGCTTTTTTAGCAAAATTAATATGCAATACATCAGCAAAAACAATGCAGGGGGTAAGGCCGGGGCGTTTAAAAGCAAGGGGGGCGGGATGGACGAAAGCCTACGGAAAGATTGATTTGAACGCCAACTTTCCGTAGGCCACGTGATCCATCCCCAATAAGGGGCAACAATATTAATGAGGGAGTAGCTTAGTGCGGCGTGGGCCTTTACAACCTTAACGCCAAGGGTGCAGCCCCCTTCACTTCCACCATTAATATAAATAATACTACCAGATATAAAAATATTGTCAAGAGGCTTATCCTTGCAGTATTATGATTCAAGGCTACGGAATAATACAAATTCAAGGCTGGCAGGGGCTTTTAATGATGAACAGGCGGGATGGGGACAATCCTTCTCTCTCCCTCTATGCACACGCATTTCGCCATGGGGCTCCCCCCACCCCTTTTGCAATGCTTGCCTTTCCGTTTGCACTGGTTGCTAGCCAGGCCTTGCGGCCCGCTTTGCCCGGTGTTTGCAGTGTGAAACAATGCGGCTGCCAGGCTTTGCAGTGCAGAGTGCTTTGCGGGTCGATGTGCATAAAATGTATGGTGCTGTCCCCCTCCGCTGCTTAGCTGAAATTGCTTTGGATAACGCTATGCTGCTGCGCTTGCGTTAGAGGCATAGCGTTGGCACTGGCCTAGCGGCTAGCCCTTGCTCTGGCTAGCGTAGCATTGGTTGATTGATATGCTATTGGTTGATTGTTGTTATGTAGTAGTATGTGTTAGTGAGGTTTTCGAAAACTTAGTGTTCCGGGCGAACCAGCGCCATTGACTGAAACCAAGCTTTTGCTGCCTGCTTGGCCCTGCATCGCAACAGATCAAGCCTAACAACTCGCTGTGAGTGCAACGCTTGATCTCTTACCGTCCTGTAGTACACGTTGATTCATTCTCAGGGTCTTTGTTTCTCTTTCTTTCCCGCCCTCCATAAACTGAATCCTGCAACGGTTTTTTTCACACCCTTTTTGCTGCGTGAAAAAAAGTGAAAGAAAAGCTTGAAATGAGCTTGACAACTATCAGGCCTTTTGCTAACTTAGTCTTATGAGTGAGAGATATCTTAAGAATATGACAGGAAAGGAGCATAACATGATAACCAACAGCAGACAGTTAGAAACAATACCGCAGCCAGTACTTGACGCCTTATCAGCCTTGGATTGCCTAGGTTTCGACGATGAAGAAGAAGCGTTGGACGCAATAATACAACATGCTGACTGGACTGATAGATGGGATGTTAACGATGGAGATATAAGCAATTCCTCGATCATTAATAGCTTTATAAGGAATGGATCATGAGAGAGTTATTAGGTATATTAGGAAGATACTTTGGTCGCCGCAAACCCAGGGCAAGAGGCCCTATCATAGCTACAGTCATAGATTATGATATAGTATGGTGTGATGTTAATAAGAAGTACGTAAACAGAGGCTAGCTATGACTGCTATCGAAATGACTGAAACTAGATTCGGCAGGGTGCTTTTGCACATTGCTTGCTGCATAAAGAGAGATAAGCGCGTTAAATGGCACTGGCAGGGCATTGTAAGAGAATTAAGGTATAAATAAGAAGGGTATGAAATTATGAAACTGTCTGAAGTGACAACAAGAGGTATGGCAGGAAAAGCGCGGAAAAATATTAAGAAGGATGAAGCATTCTCGCATTTGTCGCAGCTAATTGAATTACTGCCAGATGAGTTTGCATCAAATCACGCTATTGCCTTGACTGAGCTTATACATATCTATGAGCCTAAAAATAAAAAGAAGGCTAAAACGGATAGATACGCTTGGCTGGCACAAGCTGTTAGCACTGATGTGGGAAGATACGTTCTGACACACGTACACGCCGATGCAGAAAACGTTGTTGCTACTTGTGGCAAACGCCTACACCTCATGCCTAACACCGATAGCTTGAAAGGTTTCATAGACCCAAACAATAAAACAAATGTAACCGATGTCAAAGACGTTGGAACTTATCCCAATTATAAACAGGCTCTTCCAGATTACAAAGGCGGCGACTATAAACAAATAACATTGATTACTGAAAACTTGAAAATTGATGCCTGTTCATCCGGGAAAAAAGCAACTAAAATAGAATCTAAATTCTACGATCTAAAACATATCAAAGAAGCTTGTTCTATGGGTAATCCGGATGTTACTTATATCTGCAGCACTACTCATACCATCAGCCCATTGGTAATGTTATGGAGAGACGGCAGGCTTGCTCTAGTAATGCCGTTAATATAAGGAGCGGATCATGACAAACACCGAATTACAGATTACGGATGAGATGATCAATAACCCCGCGGCAGACGCAGTGTTGATTAATTATGGAGCTGGTTGCGCGATGCGAATGGAGGTGGTAGCCGCTTACTACATATACTGGGATATTGGCATGGATCAACTGCCGGAAGATGTTGATTACAGTGTTGACGCTATAATTGATCATGATGACTGTAGATAATCATTTGACCAAAACATAGATAAGGAGCGGACAAATGAAGAAAGAAGCTCATTACAACTACGATATTCAGGCGTGGATAATAAACGGGCATGTTGCGAGATGCGGTCATTGCGCACCTGTGAAGACATGCACCGCCTGCAAATGGGCTGGCCTCACCGAGGAAGACAGGGCCAACGCTCAAATAATGGCCGCAGCACCGGAAATGCTTGAGGCATTGGAGGCTGTCACCAAGGAATTACATATGCCTTGTGCAGACTACAGTTGCAAAATATGTGGAAAAGTAAAGCGAGCAATGGACAAAGCGAAAGGCAAATAATGCGCTGGCTACACACTATGGGAGGCCAATGGCTTAGCAAGAAAAAAGGAAAATCTGGAACTGTGACCTACCTTACAGCCAGACAGAAGAAAAGCAAACGCAAATCGGCAAGAGCGGCTAAACGCAAGAATAGGGGGAAGAAATAATGCCATTAATCACAAATGAACGCTATGACTTTAAGTGCAAAGTAGGGAATAGTGACAACCAAACAGCCTCAGACTGGTCGCCATGTCTTGATAGATGTCTTTTTTGTAAGTGGGGAAGAGGTTGCAATTGGAGAGAGGACTTCGTGCGTTGCGAATGTCCAATCAAAGTCAAAAAGGGTGACATAATTCAGGTTGATAAAATTTATAGAGTTACAAAGAAACGCAAAAACAGGGGCAAGAAATGATTGAACAGGAAAAAGTATGCAGAGACTGCGGAAAACCAACAGGCAACAGGATATGGGTAAGATGCGCGAATTGCCACTTTGTAAAGAAGTTGAAAAGCTGGAGCAAGCAAAGGCCATCATGAGCGAAGAGACCAAAATATGCACGTGTTGCGGTAAGCCGTTGCCGTTGTCTGATTACTTTATGCAACCAAGCACGCGGATGCATATGTATAAGACGGCGGCTTCTCAGAGGAGAGCTGTTTGTAAGAAGTGCATGAAGCAGCAGCAGAGAGACAATTATCGGGCATGGCTAGGCGGAATTGCTTCCTCACTCAGAAAAGCAGGGCATAAAAATGTAACCATAAACGGGATTATAGAGCAGCTTGGAGACCCGGAAAAATGCCATATATCTGGTGCACTTATAACATGGAAAGAAGCATCCCCCGATCATGTAGTTCCTTTGTCCAGAGGCGGGGCCAGGACTCTTGATAATGTCAAATGGGCGCATAGGGATTGCAATATGATGAAACATGGCTTGCCGATGGAAGAGTTTATGGAATGGATGAAAAAAATTCAGACCTACCAAAGGAACAAGAGCGATGGATAAAGAAGAAACAAAGCAGTGCGGTGATTGCAAAAATCCGTTTCCCTTATCTACGGGCTTTTACTTGAGATCTAAAAAAGATCAAGCAAAGGCGCGGACCGAAGGCGGAAAGTATGGATCTATATGTAGAAAATGTCTGAAAATCAGAGAGGAAACGAACGTCAACTTGAAATGGAGACGCATAGCTGGATCATTGCGGCGCAGAGGTGTCATAAATATTGGCCTACAGGAAGTCAAGGACCACCTCGGTGAGCCAAGCGTTTGTTACCTCTGTGGAAAACCGTTGAGCTGGGCTGACGCAAGCCCTGACCATATTATCCCTCTGTCAAAAGGAGGTTCGCCAACATTGGATAATGTGGCATGGACACACGCTGATTGCAATATGAGCAAGCACAGCCTGTTGTTAGCTGAGTTTGTGCAATTGATAGAAGATATTCTTAAACACCAAAAAAAAGGAAAAAACAATGACGACTAAACAAGAGCTGTTGGAAGACTTTAACATCATGAGGGAACAGAATCTTCCTGTAGCTGAAACAGATGGATTCCGCGAACTTGAAGATATGGTAAAAAAGATAGACGAAAGGCGCTTGAGTCCAAATCAGGCACAAGTATTCAGTGACCTTGCAAAGAATTTGAACGCTATTATCGAAATATAATTTAAATTGCGGGGACAGCTCTCGGTGAGGGAACCGAGTTTACTTAACGGTGCAACAACAAACAACAATGCGGACAATCCGCATAAAGAGAGAAGTAAAAAAAGGAGGATATGTAATGCAGATGGATGATGGACATTTAGAGATGATTGAAAAAGAGAGTACAAAACCATTCCTAGATTGTGTAGAAAGAAATCCTGATCTTGTTTTCAATGTTGGCGAGACAGTGACCGTTAAGGGTGGTGATTTCAGGATAGAATCTATGGGGCGAAAAATGATGGTTCTTAGAGGTCTGCCCGGAACTCGTATCAACACGCAACAATAACCGCCCTGGCAGCGATAGCCAGGCATTGAGGAGGATAAGGTCATGAAGAAAACATTAATAGCAATAATGCTTATAGCTGTAGGCATTACAATCGGTTTGTTTATCGAAGTGCCAAGCACAAAGACACCGGTAGATGAAATAAGGGTATTGGCCGCTAAGATCGATAAGGCAGGTTATCACATAGAAGCGTCCTTGCTCTACGGGATAACCGCATCAATTGCAGGGTGCAGACAGTATGAACTTTCTGAACACTGTTTCCCTTTCTACGTTGAGATGAAATCTCAAATGGAACGCGCAAAAAGGGTTCTGAATTCACGCATTGAGGAGGGGGAATGTTATGAGTGAAGAACAAATAGACGCACTTATGTACCACATCACAGTGGAGGTTATCTATTCGATGAAGGCTCATGAGTGCGAACACCATCAAGGCAGCATGCAAGAACTCAGCGATTTCGAAAGGAAAGTATTTCAATCGCGGGAAGATTTGAAAATAACCCTTTCTGCACGAGGATAGCATGACCCTGCAAACAGAACTGATAAGGCTTAAATTCAACATCCGAGCGAATCAGGCGGCAAGTGCCAAGCTGAGAAAAACTATCGCGGAAACGGCGGAAATATACAAACTAAAGGAGCATAAAGGATGAACCATGAATAAACCAACCACAAGAACATCAAACCGCATACCGGAGCCTATTTTTATCCCATACCCGAGGAGAAGCATTATAGACTATGCAGGCATTATTGTTTTTACGATAGGCGTAGTGGTGTTGCTTACGGGTATGTGTTTAAGGATAGTTGAGCTTAAGAATCAAGTTAAGGAGAAAACTGAATCAACGCAGGAGGTTAAATAATGGAAGCATATAAAGAACATGGCGGCTCTAGCAATGGAACAAGTGATAAAGTACGGTTCTCTCAATTACTAAAAGGTGATGTATTTAAACACAGCGGTAGGGTGCTTATAAAAACAAGTTGGGTAAAGGTTGCAGACAGAAATGACTATCAAAAGATACTGACATTCAACGCATTAAGACTCACTATGCAGCCAGGAAGTAAAAGCAAGATAAGCCTAAGTACCTTTGTTGAGCCTTTCCCTGATGCAGCTATATACTTGAAAGGATAATAATGGATAAGCTCCTCTCTAACATGATAATGTTTATGTTCCTGTCTTTTGTATGTACTTTGATGGTTGCTTATTTCAGGAGTGAGGCTGCATTCAAAAGGCAGTCGAAAACTAAAGAACGCACCCGGAAATTCTACAACAAAATATTAAGCTAGAAAGGCCAGTCATATGATGTTTTACAGAATATTAAGGTTGGAAGGAAAAGAAAATATGGACACCATCAGTATAGATGTATCAAGCAACGCTGATTTTATACTCTCCCCTGACGGGTCGTTCATAAAAGACAGGTATAACTTTGCCGGTACTTTTACCTTGGCACATGTTAAAAACCATCTAAAATCATTAACAGAAGAGCAGCGAATTGATTTCATTGATTCTTGTATGAAGGATTATTGTGGACTTTGCGGATCTTCTGAACTGCCTTGCTACTGTCATCCCAGTTTTGATGACTAACGCCAACCAGAAAGATTAAATATGCAAACAACTATATGCCCTAGATGTACAACAACGATCAGATTAAAAGAATATAACATCAAGCATTGCATTGCGGTGTGTCCGCTTTGCTGTAAAGTTGTAGAGATAAAAAAGCACGAGAAGGCAAAAACCTATCGCTATGCAAAAGATGCATTGCATCAACTATAAAGGAATGAGATGAAAATCATCATACTAGGCAACGGCTTTTTGAGCAGAGCATATCAGGCCCGTGGCTATGAGCATGTGGAACCACGGTTCGTGTTGCACGAGACTATATCAGCCACATTCGCGTCATTACGTGCGCTTTGCTTGTTTGCGGACGTGATAGTTAATTGCACTGGATGGGCTAATACTAGGCTATGCGAGGGAACGCCTGAAATGGCAATGTTTGTGAACGGAGTTGTTCCTGCAAGAATCAGCGACTGGTGCGCCTTAAATAATAAGAAATACGTTCACATCTCGACGGGATGCCTTTACGACCTTGCTCAAGCAAAAGAGACAGACCATATTTCCGCACATTGTGTCTACACGCTCTCTAAATGGATGGGAGAACTATCTATAGATAAAGAAAGAGACTTGATCCTTAGACCCAGGCTTTTATTTAATTCAGAGCGCACGCCTAAAAATTTCCTATTTAGGATGCAGTCATTTGATTCAGCAGTAATAAATGCTCTTGATTCTTTTACTCATACACACACAGTAGTAGAAGCTACTAAAAAATTGCTTGATGCGAAAGTATCAGGAGTTTTTAATGTTGCTCAGACAGGCATTGCTTCCGTGCATGGTTTATGCGCTATTTGTAAAATACATAAAGAAAAAACAAGAATAGAAGTTCTGAGAAAACAAGAGAATATCCATCTAGTAAATTGCACCATGAATCTTGACAAACTTCTATACTACTATAAACCTGCGTTTTTTGTAGACTCTGTATCAAATGCATGGGCAAAAATGATGAGGAAAATATGACAGCCAGAAAAGTAAGGTGCGAATGCGGCCATGAATTCAAAACAAAAGCTGTTAGGCCATATTGCAGCAAATGCAATAAGAAAACTAAAATAGAATGGATCGACAAATGAATGATTATGAATCTTGGCTGGTTGGCGTCATACGTAAACATCCTCTTGATGTGTTGCAGGTGCTAGGCGATCTACTGAAAGCTGGTCTTGCCAGGGGGCAATGCTCTGCCAATGACATACGAGACAGAGACTACAGCAAGCCTCAATGCATAGGAGCCACATTCAAGATTCTTAAGAGGATGGGCTTTAAGCAGCTTGATAAACGCATAGCAAATACAAACAAAAAAGGGCATGGCAGGCGTGTGCACGTCTGGTCGCTGGAAGAAAGATATAAGGCTGAGAATGCAGTCAATAGCATCTCTTCAAAACTATTAAACGTGGACGGTAACGGCAACATGCTTTTACCAATGTGAGAAAATTATGTAGTGGTGATGGAATTGGAAGACATGCCGTTGCAAGCGGTTTTGAGTAAGTTTGCGATACTCAATATTGTAGGTTCGAATCCTACCCACTACACCTTAAGGAGATATCATGTACTTAGAATGCTTAGACAAAGAGATAGACAAAAAATTAGAACAAACAGCCGAAGAATGTAGAAAAATAGTAGAATTTTACAATAATAAATCTTTGATCTACAGGTTGTTAAACGATTGTGATTCTATGATAAAGACTGATGTTTCTATTTTATGGATGAATTTTGATTTTTGGAAAAAAATGAGAAGAGCCAATATGGAGTTTGTAGAAGCTCAAAAAACCGCGACCAGCTTGATGGAGGATGTTATCAATGAAACTACTCTACCTAGATAACAGCTTCGTGTGTGTGTGCACTTTCCAAAACAAACACATACCAAAGCAAGCCGGTTTTACGTGGGATGCAAAAAATAAACGATGGCATACTAACGATGAATTCAATGCTAGGAAATTGATTAATTTTGCTATACCCGATGTCAAGGCAAGACTGCAAGAGTCAAAGTCTAAGGCTGAAGAGATGGAAACTCTCAGCAGGTCAGGCACTTCAGATGCAGAAATACCTATCCCCGCAGGACTAGAATATTTGCCTTTCCAAAAAGCAGGCATTAACCTTGCCTTGCAAATGATGCATGATGGTGACGGTGTTCTTATAGCTGATGAAATGGGACTCGGGAAAACAATACAAGCCATAGGCGTAATCAATTCTACGCCATACAGGAAAATACTTGTCCTCTGCCCTGCATCCCTAAAACTTAATTGGCGTAATGAAATGAGGAAATGGCTTGTAAATAAAAACATGAGCATTGGTGTTGCATTCTCTAATCTGCCTTGGCCTAGAACAGACGTGATTATAATCAATTATGATATACTGACTCAACCCTGTAAATTTTGCAAAGGCAAGCCTAAAGAGGTTAAAAAAGCCTGTTTGAAATGCAAAGGCAAAGGCAGTAAAATCATCTTTCCTGAATTACTTAATATGTGGGACGTAATAATAGCAGATGAGTGCCACACGTGCAAAAACCCTCAAACCAACAGAACAAAGATGTTTATGAGGCTTGATGGTAGAATCAAACTTGCTCTGACAGGTACTCCTATACTCAACAAGCCTATTGAGATACAGACAATTCTTTCATGGCTTGATAAAAAAACATGGGGAAACCGGTGGGCTTTCGCAAATAGATATTGCGGCATGTACAAAGATCAATACGGTATGCACATGGACGGAGCCTCAAATCTTCCAGAACTACAGAAAAAGATGCGTCAATCGCTCATGATCAGACGGCTTAAGAAGGACGTTCTAAAGGATCTACCGCCCAAATTCAGGCAAGTAATAGAACTGCCTGCCGCTGGCCTGGAGGGTGCTATCAAGGAAGAATGGGAAGCTCATAAGAATCTTGAAGCATCAATAGAAAACTTAAAGATAGCCGTGCAGCTTGCCAAGACTTCAGAAAATGATGAAGACTACAGCAATGCCGTTGCCAAGCTAAAGGAAGGCAGAAATGCAGCATTCACGGAAATGGCTAGAATAAGAGTAGAAATAGCAGAGAAGAAAACACCTTATATAATTACTCACCTGAAAGAAGCCCTTGAATCAGGCAATAAAATAGTATTCTTTGCTCATCATCATATAATGATAGATGCTGTTAAAGATAAATTCAAAGGCTGCGTAGTCATAACCGGAAAAACATCTCTTACCAACCGGCAAAAAGCTGTTGATTCGTTCCAAAAAGATCCTAAAGTATTGCTTTTTGTAGGGAATATGAAAGCCGCTGGCGTGGGGCTTACACTCACCGCCTCTTGTCATGTAATATTCGGAGAGCTTGACTGGGTACCTGCTAATCTCAGTCAAGCCGAGGACAGAACGCACCGAATCGGACAGAAAGATAACGTACTTATTCAGCATTTAGTCCTTGAAGGAAGTCTAGATTCCGTTATGGCTAAACGGGTTATAGCAAAACAGGGCATGATTAAAATGGCCTTAGATGATACAACAGAATTCGAGGAGGAAGTTTTTGAAGTCGATGATTCTGCATGCGGTAACACTACCAGGAAAGAAATAGTTGCAAAGGCTCCGGCATTAAATCCTCAATACGTGCACATTATATTAAAAGCAATAAAGCTAGTATCTAATGCCTGTAACGGTGCAAGGACATTAGATGGTACAGGATTCAGCAAGATTGATGCCGGTATAGGGCATAGCTTTGCCTCACAAAGTAGCTTGAGTCAAAAGCAGGCATGGCTGGCATTGAAAATAGCAAACAAATACAGGAAACAGTTGCCGGATGAAGTTTCAGAAAGGATTACAGCTATTATACATGAATACGATACCGAATCAGTGCAGAATATGTAAATACAAGCAAGAAACACATTGTTCCTGGCAGGGTATCGAATGCAAGGATAATGTGCCTTATGCCAAAGGAACGTGGTGTGGCATCGTCTGGCATGATCCTTTCTGGGAAATATCAGGCAAAAGCAGGAAAGATAAGAAAAAAATTGAAATGAAACGTAAACTAGAAAGGATGAAATCATGAAACGAGGTATTAAAAAAGAAACTATAGAGCATTACGACCGGATGATTACCTGGGCTGAGAAACAACCTCATGACACTATGCCCATGACTCTCCTTATGCTCCACGACATAGGAGAGTCATGGGATAGTAGATATTGTTATTACTGTGATATATTTTTATTTAATCCCGAAAAAACATGTCCTTTGAATCTAATGTACACATATTGCAGAGGAAAAAATTGCTGTGGTGCCCTTTGGTCTGTTATGCAACAAGCACCAACATGGGGCACATGGATAGTAGCTGCAAAAAAAGTAAGAGCTTTCATCAAAAAAACACCACTAAACAAAGGTAGAACACTATGAACAAATGTATCGAATGTGCTTTATACCACCCGTCACCCAAGCTTGCAGGCGGTAGATGTCCTCATACAGGCAATGAGTCCAGATTTAAAGATGATACCTGTGTGCGCAAAATTAAAAATCCCGAGGGTGTTATGATCTATGCTTTTGAAGCAAAGCCTGTTGATAAAGCTGTTGATAAGCCAGCCGGAAAGCCTCTATCACTGGGCGAAGACCCTCAAATAACTTATTCATAAAAAAGTGTTGACAGGGAAAAGCTAATAACATAAAGTTTAAATCGCTATGACAAATAGAGATATTAAATCTAGTAAATTCGAACCCCAAACCATTGCGTACTTTCAGATTATATCTCTAAGTCATAGCAGCGCATTGGCGAGGGGTTTTTTTAAGGACTAAATTATGATCTATTACCGTCAAAAATACATCACACTAACTGGTATAGATTTACCCTCTCAATTCCATGTTCACCATATGGATCACTGCAAGGAAAATAATTCAATTCATAACCTAGTAGCTCTCCCAAACTCGCTACATATGAAGTTTCACGCCGCGTACAGTCTATGTTTTGATGATGCATATGAATGTACACTTAATAAAGATTTCATGCTTCTTAGTAGCGGTAATAACGGAATGGTATCTATACTTATAGCTCAAATGACAAATCTTGCTGCTTTGTATGACGAATGCCAAAGATGGTTATTTTTTCGTAACTTTTTACTTGGTAAATACGAATATAATTTTTATGAGTTATCATATGAAACCTATAAAGGATGAATAATGAGTAATACTAAAAAGCTAAATAGAGATTTCAAAGGTATATGGATACCTAAAGAGCTGTGGCTGAATAATGATTTGACTATTACTGAACGTTGCGTACTAGCAGAAATAGATTCGCTAGATGATGGGAATGGATGTTGGGCTAGCAATGGTCATTTTGCTAAGATATTCCAATCCACTACAAGTTCTATGAGTAATGTTATAAGTGGCTTAAGATCAAGGTGTTACATAATAAACAGGAAATTTAACGGTAGACAAAGATGGATATCTGTCAACTGGAAGCTGCTTTCACCTACAAGTGAACCCTGCATTCACTCCAACAGGGAGGGCAGCATTCACCCACAGGTGAACAAAGATATAAGTAAGAAAAAAGAAAAGAAAGGTAATTCAGTTTTTCCCCTTAAAAGCCAAGTTTCAGAAGAAAACACCCCCCCTACCCCCCCTCAATCAGAAAAGCCTCAAATAGCCCCACAAGGCGACAAGCCACCAGCCCAGGCCAAAGCACGCAAAGAGACTTGGTTAACAGCCTACAACGATCTACACATTAAATACATGGGCGGCAGCATAAAGAACATGGGAGCGGCAGCAAAGGCGTTTAAGAGCGTTGAGACTTCGATTGGCAGAGAGAAAGCTGTTCCGGCATGGGAGGAACATTGCAAGAAAGAAGGTAAATTCGCTTCTCCTGTCTATTTTGCTAGTAAACCGCTGATGTGGGTTGTGAAGGATAAGACATCAAAACAAAGGAATTCTGTGGTGACGGAAGGAATGCAGTTTGAGTAAATAACTTTACCCCCGGCCACGCCTTACTGGTTGAGATCTGCGCTTTGTTGGATTAGCAATGATGAATGCCTGCGGGCCGGGGTTATTTAACAATAAGAAAGGATCAGGCATGAAGTTTGAAATAAAACATAAGATAAGCGGCAAGATATTGTTTGAGTGTGAATCTAAAAGCTGGAAGCTAGCAATAGAGCTAGCAATTGAACGCTCTGCGAACCTACGCTCTGCGAACCTAAGCTCTGCGGACCTACGCTCTGCGAACCTAAGCTATGCGAACCTAAGCTCTGCGGACCTAAGCTCTGCGAACCTAAGCTATGCGAACCTAAGCTCTGCGAACCTACGCTCTGCGAACCTAAGCTATGCGAACCTAAGCTCTGCGAACCTAAGCTCTGCGAACCTAAGCTATGCGAACCTAAGCTCTGCGAACCTACGCTCTGCGAACCTAAGCTATGCGAACCTAAGCTCTGCGAAAAATTCTTCCTTGGCCATTGCTGTAACGAGAGTGGCACCTCTGGAAGGATCATTTACAGGCTGGAAAAAGTGCAATGGTAACGTTATTGTAAAATTGAAAATCCCGATAAACGCAAAAAGGTCAAATGCATTCGGTCGTAAATGTCGTGCTGAATTTGCAGAAGTTGTTGACATACTGTCCGATGAAAAAGAAGTTTTTTCTTCTCACGATCCTAACTTTATGTATAAGAAAGGGAAAACTGTGACCTGTGATAAGTGGGATGAAAGCTTTGAAAACGAATGTTCCGGCGGAATTCATTTTTTCATGACAAAAGAAGAGGCTGAGCACTGGATATTATAAGCCAGAAAGGAACCAACAAAAATGGAAAAGCAGGAACTGACAGACAAGCTGATAGCGGCGGGAGTGCCGGAGGATGAGATTGAGTTTGCGGAAGGCTGGCATTATTGGATTGAGTTAATGGGCATTGTGGCAACGTAGACCATGGAAAAGATTTAGCTGGTGGAGATATTGACCAGAGAGGATTTAATATGCAAAACCCCGCCGAAACAGACAAATGCACACAATGCGGCCTTGATAGCTCAGAACTGCGAGAATGCCCTGTATGCGGCGATCAGGTTGGCCTATGCTGCATGTCGGGTCACCTGGATAGGCACAACCAGGATGGGGAGTACTGCTGTTTAACGTGTGATTTCTTGGAGGGGCGGTACAGTTGCGTGAAAAGGTGGAAGATAATAGGCGATTGCGATATGCAGGTTTGCGAGGAATGGGAGGTTAAATCATGAATGAAGATCAGAGACCAATAACAAATAATATACTTGTTATGCATGAAATATTCAAAGCTATTGATAGAGTTTTTGTAAGCGATAAACCGGATAAACTATCGAAAATACATGATCTTTGTGATGATGCGAGGATATTTAAAACTTATGAGGAATGGGTTGGCGCAGGATTGAGAAGGCCAAGCAGGTATAAACGTGATGTGTGCAGAAGTAACGGAGATACTCCAAGAATTTAAGGAAACAACCATGAGCGAAGTTATGAGTGAAGTTACATATCCAGCACAATGTAATTGCGGGCATCTGTTTCTTGAAAAGTATAAATTCAACGAGCCAAACAAGAATGGTGAAGTAGGTTTTTGCTGGTGTGGGTTTTGTCGTAAAAAAATAATGGTTAAACCTGTATTGGGCAACAAAACGACAGAGGAGGCTTGAACATGAATTGCCCATATTGCAGGAATCAAATAGAGTGGGTCAATATCATAGATGAGTATGGCGACTATTTTTGCTGGTCTTGCAGGACATGGGCAGGGCTTGAATCTTAAAGTAACGAATTTGAAAGAGATTGAGTATGCAGACTAAAATATCATGGCCTAAAGGCCCGTTTTTCTGGCGTGGTGAATCACGCAACTATTGCAGTATTCCGTTCACATGGAATATTAAGCCAGTACGCAAGTTCATAGCCAAGCACGGCGGCTTATGGTCTATTGGGGGCCCAGCGTGTGATTTAATTCCGTTCGCCTTTTCTGATATGCAGAACGTAATGGCCGGGGGTGGATTTTCCGGGATCCTGCAAAAGCTTAATCCGCATGCAACACGCACAACTACAGGATGCCCGAACAGTTGCCAATTCTGCGGAATAGGACAGAAACTGATAGAGCCGTTTTTTGATGAGCTTGACGACTGGCCTGATTTGCCTATCATTTGCGACAATAATTTACTCGGTGCATCAGAAAGGCATTTACAAAGAGTGTTTGAGCGTTTGCGCTGGTGGGGATGGGCTGACTTTAATCAAGGGCTGGACTGTCGAAAAATAACGCCCGAGATAGCCTCGGAGCTTAACTCCATAGGCAAACCGATTGCAAGGATAGCTCTTGACGGATGGAGTGTTGCTGGCTCATGGGTTAAAGCTATCAACCTTTTGAGAGAAGCCGGATTCCCAAAGAGGCGGATACATTCGTATGTCATGATCGGATATGGCGACGAACCTGCAAGGGATATAGACAGAATACAGTTTGCAAAGAATATTCTTAGTCCGGCATGTGTCAATGCTATGTGGTTCCATGAGTTAGACGCAGTGAAAAGTAATGTAACAACGGAAAATCAGGCTGCTTACGGATGGTCAGACAGGCTAAGAATAGATACTATGCGCTGGTCTTATGGTAGGGCAGCTAAACCAAAATATTCACCAACACTTAGAATTAACCGGAGGAAATAGTTATGAATAATCTTGAAAAATATCAGGCCACTATGGGCTTTATTAGCTGCATGGAAAGAGAGAAAAACGAATACCTGCGTAAGGCTGAGGTCCTTACATCAAGAATAACATTACTCGAAAGCTTTAAAAAACAAATGGCTGGTGAGTTCTGCGATAGATGCAAGGGTTCTGGGATACTCAGAGAAATTATAGCACAAGATGAGTCTAGACTTGTCGATTGCGATAGTTGCAAAGGAACTGGTTTGAGGGAATAGCCCAACAGGGCGGAAAGGATGAGATGAAAGAATTATCAAGGCATAGACGTAGAGAGTTGGCCTTCCAATATCGCATGGGTTGGCAATGTTCATTCGTTGTACTGTGCCCCACCATGACGATTTTCTTTATATTCAGCAATGCAATAAATTTAATACCAGGATTTCTTTTAACGTGCGCCATTATGGGGTGTGTGAATCCTGTTATATTGGGAGGCAAAACAGTGAGCACTATCAAACGGTTGCTTGGCATAACCGCAATGTCCATGAAAATGGATGCTCTGGCAAAGCATCTGAAGATCCGCTTCAAACTCGTACCTGAACATTACAAATGCGAGGAAACCGGAGCATAAAACTGTATGGCCGGTGAGAGTCCGGCCCCAATTTAACAACTAACAGAAAGGGTAAAATGAAATATAGGAAGTTTATGTTTACTATGTGCCAACATCCACGTATAGGTCATCCACCGTATGCTATCTATATCCAGATTTGGAAATTCCAAGCATCGTTATATCGCTGGTCTTGTCTTCGCTGGTGTATTTCGTGGGGGCTGGAATACCCTGTACTTGGTGGGCCTCAACAAGACTGGGCGAAATGGGTTCTCTGGCAGGAAGATAGACGGTGGTGGAAATGGAACTGGTTTTACAATCATTTTCCGAGAGATATAACATGGAGGCAACCAGCAAGATATCATCAACCCAAATGGGGCAAGTGATCAAATGACTGACTACAGCTATTGCCACAGATGCGGAGGGAAACGGCTGAAGACTAAAGGCAAGTGTGATGCTTGTGCAAGGGCAGAGAAGGATGCGGAAACAATTAAAATAGAAAGGCAAGAAATGAGCGAATCAATGGCAATGCACAACGGGCTACCAGATGGCGTCAGCCTGACCACGAGAATGCATTTAACACAGGACATGGTGAAAGACCTTTTGCCGGTACTTACGCATTTTGCGGAGACAGGTAATCTCCCGCAAACTACAGAGGAGGCTTGAATAATAATGAGTAATCTATGTCCAGGATGGAACGGAATACCTTGCGGTAAGAGCATGAGCGTGCACGAGAGGGTATGTTATTCATGCCAGCAAGAGCAAAAGAAGTTTGATGAAAAACTGAGACATAAATCGTGCCAGTGTGTATACGAAGAAGATGGCGGCAATTGCATTCACTGCGGACAGCAAGGCGGTATTCTAAAGGCAACAATCCTGTCGCCAGAACAGATGAATCAACGGTTTGGACGACTAACGACAAGTAAAGGTGCCAAAGATGAATAAATTCGACCAGCTTGTTTCTGATTTATCGGACGGTAGCTTAACTCCAACGATGATTCAGATAGCCCTCAGGACGTGGGTCAGACAAAACCCTAAAGTTCCAGACGGTGTAAAAGGAATATTGTGTGGCGAGAGTGACGGTGCCATTGGTTTGATAGGACAGATTTTTTCAGTCATTCAATCGGTTATTGGCAAAACGGAATTAGCTTATCGTCGCGGAAGCCAGGAGCCGGTAAAGGATGACTAACGACAAAAGGAGGTCAAATTGAAACCGATTAAAACCGAAGGGTCATTTGCAGGACAGTGCAAGACATGCTTGCATGATTCTTGTCAGTTCCCGAATTGCATTTGCGATACTTGTTGCACTAAAGATTCGCAACCGATGCGTAAGAAAAGCACAAGCAAGAACTTTCACAACGAATGTCCAGAATGCGGATGTGATGATATAATGGTATCCGATATTGACGGTTATATCTGTGAGGGTTGCCGCTGTTGGTGGGCGGCTTACGATGATGGTTCTTTAATGCAGATTAGGCAGAAAGGCAGCAACGGGCTTGATGAGGAGCAGGGAAATGATTAAAGCAGATGTAAAGCCTGTAGACGAGCCGGACAGAATGCTGCATGACAAGTTTGAGCTACGTCTGACGGAAAGAGTTAATGGCGAATGGTTGCAGCGTATAATCAATAGGGCTTTGGAAATATATGGTGGGATAATTGATGAGTAGTATAAGGTTTTCAGAAGAAGCTGAAAAATTTGTTCTTGGCTGTTGTTTATCAACGAATTCCGATCTAATGATAAGTAATTGCCTGGAACATAATTTATGCTCTGAACATTTCTTTATTCCAAAACATATAATACTGTGGGAAACATTGCTTAAAAGATTTAAGACCGGGAAACCTGTAGATATAATAATGATAGCCGATATCCTTGAAGACAACAACCAGCTTGAAAAAGTAGGAAGGACTTATTTGGATCGCTGTGTTGATTCAGTTGTAAGTATTCAATACATAGATACTTATATAGAAACTCTCCAAAAATGCGAAAAGTTCAGGAGAGCAAGGGGATTAATAAACAAAACTTCTGACATGATAGACTCTAAAGATTTTGATGCTGATGAAATACTGGCAACAATAGTTAATGAAGCTCTTAGAGAATTAGCCCCTGAAAAACAATCTCCTGAAGATTACCATCTAGAGCATATCGAAAGAAGAAACAAGGCTAAAACTGAAGGCATAGTAGGGCTTGAAGTTTTCACTGAAGGGCTTAAAGATTTAGTTGGATCTTGGCTTCCTCAAGACAACGTTGTTATAGCAGGGAAAAGTAGTAATGGTAAAACAGATGCTATGATATGTGAAATGCTTCCCCAGTCATGGAAAAATAATGTTCCTATCGGGATATTTGAAACTGACATGAGCGAGTTCCTGCTAAGAGAACGAATGGCTAGCCACATAGCAAAAGTAAATACTTTTAGAATGAGAATGCCGTATTGGACGCAGAAAGAAGCAGATGATATTGATGCAGCATACGAGATTCTCAACAGCTTACCTATATATATAAATGATAATCCTGACGCTAACATAAATGATATCATGTTTTTCGGAATGATATGCGCTCTTAAATACGATTGCAAAGCTTTTGGAATGGATTTTCTTCAGCAAATAGCTATGACCAAAGAAGAGTATAAACAAAACTACAGAGTAGTAATAGGAGAGCATTCTAAAAAAATTAAAAGTCTTGGAAAGAGGCATGACATGACTACATTCTTATTGAGTCAGTTATCAAGATATGGCGAAAAAACTTCTGATGTTACACCTGCTTTACCTAATAAAGAAGCCCTCAAAGAATCCGGCGACATAGAGAACAATGCTGACATTGTAATTCTTATAGGTAAAGAGCCTGATATGCCTACAGAACATTTTACATTTAAGTATCCTGTATGGGATATGGGACTTAATTTAGATAAGGCCAGGAACGGTCCTACAGGAGTAATAAATCTTTCATACGAACCTAGATATCATAGGTTTATGAGCAGAAACCAAGGCGACCAAAGGAGGACAATAATTGAGATAGAGAAAAATAGATAAATAGTATTGACATTGTAGAAACAATAGCTTAAATTATGTGAAATTAAACAAAGGAGTTCTAATGGATAGAGCGAATGTACAAATAAATAGAATTAACAGAGTGAACAAAGACGGAGAAACTCACACAGCTAAGCAGTCGGGCAAAGATTACAGTGTATGGGAATTCGATTGCGAGGGTTTTATTAACGGTAGCTCTGTAGATCATTTTCTTGTGAAGACATTGAGCGGCAAAGCTGCTGGATGGATTAAATCAGGACAATTGAAAGATTTTCCTGCCGAAATAGATGTATTTCAAAATACAACTACTTACAAAGTGCCTAGAGAAATGTACGCTAACGATCAGCAACAAGGCAATCAACAGAATAACACTCAAGGCTATCAACAGCCGCCTCAGAATAACACTCAACAGCCTCCACCCTTCACACCGCCTGCTACAACTCAGTTTCAACCACAGACTAGCAACAGCTATAGCTTGGAAGATCTGAAGGCATTGCTTCAAGACTGTTGGATCTTCTGTAACACTGAGCTTTCTGAAAATGATGATATAGCTCAGAAACTGGCAGCAACACTGTACATAGCAGCAACACACGAACACTTGAAGGCAGAAGTAGTTAATGTTCAGCAGCAAGGTAATCAAGGCGGAACGAATAATAACAATATGCAGAACACATTAATGATTGCTATTAATGATTGTCTGTCAAAGACCGGCCTTGCTCAAAGAGTTGCTACAGGTAAAATGCAAAATGATTTCCTTATTGACGTATGGAATCAATGTAACGCAGATAGCAATACATTCGCATCTCGTATAAATCAAGAACTATTCAGCAAAGGAGCATAATGACAACAGAAGACAGGAGAGAAAGCGCAGTTAAAAAGAAACGCGGAACATGTGCCATTCTTATGAAATGTGCAGATCAGAAAATTGTAATTGATGACGTAGAATACGATGAAGTGTATGTAAGGATTGCTTCAGAAAACGAAGCAATAAGAACATCAAAAGATGTCAAAGAATACATGAATGAAAACGATATGTTAGGAACTGTATATGCAGCACGCCTTAACGTACCGATCACAAGGGTAGTTCAAAAAATAGCAAAATTCAGTTAATATGATTACGGTTGTAGTGTAGCCAGGCAGCACGCAGGAGCTAGCTAATAAAATGTAACCTGAAGGCCGGTTCAAATCCGGGCAACCGTACCAAAACAGGAGTTGTAATGTCAGAATTAATGGAAGACAAAGTAAACACAAAAATAATATCCTTAGAAGCCTCTAATATCAAAAGGATAAAGGCTATCAGGATTGAGCCCGATGGCAATATGATTGTTATAGGCGGCGACAACGGAGCTGGTAAATCAAGTATTCTCGATAGCATTGAATACGCTTTAAACGGAGGAAAGAGTATACCTTCTAAGCCTTTAAGGAACGGAGAGGATGAGGGTTACGTAGTCATAGAAACAGAAAGCTTGGTTATCAGCAGAAAGTTTACACCGGCAGGCAGTAAGCTTGTTGTAACAGATAAAGAGAATGGCATGATACTGTCATCTCCTCAGGGCATACTCGACAGACTAACAGGGGAACTGACTTTCGATCCTCTTAGGTTTTCGAATATGAGTGATACAAATCAAAATGCTACATTGACTAAGCTTGTGGGCATTGATTTCACTAAAATGAATGCAGACCAGAAGAGCAAGAAAGAAAACAGGAAATTCATAAAGAAAGAAGTGGATTCCATAAACGCAAGGCTTTCAGGGATGGAACATTTTGACGGCATTCCAAAAGATCCTGTCAACGTCTCTGAATTGATGGAATCTCTGAGCAGCAATAACGATGCAATATCTGAGCACAGATCAAATCTTGATGAATGTGAAGCACTTGCTGAATCATACACATCGACAATGGATGAAATATCAGAGTTTGAAGAAAGGATTCTTACACTTCGCAAGCAGTCTGAAGAGATGATGAGTGAAGGAGCGAAAATAAAGGCAATCAACGATGCCTTTGTAATGCCTGATAATTCAGAGATAGAAAATCAAATTAATAACGCTCATGAAACCAACACCAAGATACAACAGAATAACGAAATCTCAAGGCTAATGACTGAGATGGACGAAAAAACAAAAGAACATTCTGTTATCGACGCTGAAATCAAAAACATTGACAAAGAGAAGGCCATGATAATTCACGATGCACCTATGCCTGTAGACGGCCTGGGGCTTAGTGATGATGGCGTTGTATTCAACAACATTCCTTTTGATCAATGCTCAAGTGCTGAACAACTCAGGATAAGCATAGCTATGGGTGTGGCTTTGAATCCTCAGTTGAAGATCCTGCTTATAAGGGATGGATCGCTACTTGATAATCAAAGCCTCCGCATGGTAGCTCAAATGGCTAACGAGAGCGGTATGCAAGTATGGATGGAACGCGTTTCTACTGGATCAGAAACAAGCGTAGTAATAGAAGACGGAGAAATTAAGAGCTAACACAGCAAGCAACGGTGGACTTGTATTCAACTGAACGATAAGCGGCTAGCTAGCTCATCAAGAACTGTGAAAGCAGAGAGCATTGATCTACCCGTTAAAAAGCAGGGGAAGAGTGAGATAATATCAAAGGCTATACCTGCCCGTTGCTTTAATTTAAAAAAGGAAAGACGATGAGAAATAGGAAAGTTATGTTGTTGGTGTTATGTGTGGTGATTGCTGTAGGTGCTGAGGCTGGTAGCTGGTTTGGCAGGAAGAAGGTTGTAAAGCTTGAACCTGCTGTGGGGTATATCGAAAAAGAAGAGGTTGTCGAGGCTTCATGGGATCAGTGCATGAGTAATTATGAGGCTGGGAGGGTTGAAGAGAGGGTGTTCTTTTCCGCTAGGGGAGGTTTTAGGTTCTATGCGACAAATGGTATGACAAATAGGATCTCCTATATCGGATGGCATGAGCACAAATGCCCGAAATGCACTAAGAAGCATATATCAGACTACCCCAAATCTAGTACCTGGATAACGGGCGAGCAGATGAAATTGACCACCGAGATTTATAAGGACGGCGAGGTTGTGACTTCTTTTGTTGAGTATAAGTATCCTCACAAGAAGATTACGACGGTGGACACGGTTGGAATGGAGCGAAAGACGAATACTGTCGTTACGGTGGAAACTACCAAGAAAGGAAGTGATAAATGAAAAAGACATTAACAGCAATAACGCTAGCATTAACATCAATAATAGCAGCAGGATTAATACTTAGTTCTGGCTGTTCGTTGACTCTATCGCTTAATCTGCTTAACAACAGGTCAAGCCAGCCTATAAACGTAGGCGAAGGCGAAGCATGGGCCGATAACGCAACCACAGGGGGAGCTGATATATCTCCTGATGTTGATATTCCAATGGTGCCGTAAATAAGGAGAAAAAGATAATGATGAAGCTAATAATTAATATTTTTTTACTTATAATTTTTATTTCTACAGCAGTGTTCATTATGCGAGAAGTAAAAATTAATAGTAATGACATTTCTCTTTTAGAAGAAACAAAACATACTCCATGTGAAATTTTAGTTACATGTGAAGAATGCGGGTGTGCTATTCTTAGTCCTTACGCTGTAAAAGGTGAAAGTGTCATAGAGGAAGTAGAATTTCTTGCTTTTTACATTATCATTAGGAAAATAAGAGAAGAAAGAATAAGGGAAGTGTACTACTGTAAAGCTTGCGCTACAAAACCTAAAAAGAAACAGGAGAAGAAATAATGTCAAGATGGTACGATAGAGAAACACTAGAGTTGGTTCCGGAAGTCAAAAGTGCTGATGGAAAGAAGATGGTTAAGACAACGCTGGCCCACGCTCGTAAACAAGGCTTTCTGCCTAGCGTTACGACAATCATTGCTGATACAATGGCTAAAGGTGAACAGCTTTTAGACTGGATAGTAGATCAGAATTTGAAGGCTTGTATAGCTTTTCCCTTTGACCGCAATCCTAACATTGATATTGATGTTTCTGAATACAAGAAGATGATAAGGGCTAAAGCTAATGAGTTCAGGGACTACACAGCCAATAGAGGCAATGAACTTCATGATCATGTCCATACATGGGCTAAGTCAGGCAGGACAGTAAAACCTGATGATCCGGTTGGTCTGAAGATTATATCTTATTTCGAGAAGGAGTTTTCGAAGCATGATATAACTGAGCTTGCAACTGAAATGGCTGTAGGCGGCGTTCATATTGGTTACGTAGGAACTACTGATATATATCTTGAGACACCAGAATACATTATATTCTATGATCTAAAAACTACATCGTTCAAGGGTAAGTCTCAGAAGTTCAAGCCTTACGATAGCTGGATGACTCAGCTTGGTGGGTACTCAGGAACACTGATCACCGACAAGCCTATAAGACTTATGCAGGCAATAGCTGACAGAGATCACGGAGATGTTATTTTCTTAGAGCATAAAAATATAGAAAACTGGCAAGAGCATTTCAGAAATCTATATAGAAACTGGTGCATTCAAAAGAACTTTTTCCCTATGGAGCTTGATGTATAAATGTTTATAGGAGGCATAGCATTCGAAAGAGTAAGTTGCTTAGAAGAAAATAAGCATAAGAATTTCGGACGTATTTGGTACGATGAGGAAACGCATAACGCATCTATTTTGCTGCATGGTTTCCGATTCGGCCAAAGTTTCTGCATTCCTTATAACAAGATTGTTGACCCGCCTTATCTTAAGGGCGACATAATGATAAGCACTGGAGAGTATTTAAAAGATGACTCATTAATTAAAAATTATATGTGGTGTGGATGGATCTACACGGATAGCGATCAACGAGGATGTGTTTACCAGATCATATTCGAAGTAGATCCCACACCCATTTTAATAAATAAATCTATCAACAGAAAAAAGGACGGCATTGATATGAAGCTAGGTTGCTTTCTGGATATACAGCTCGAAGATAAAGACGAAAGGGCTAATAAGGTGAATGCATGAGGCATTGCGCTGAATGTATAGAAAGAGACAAGGAAATTGATGGACTTCATAAGGATATGAAGCATGAGCGTGAAATATTTAACAGAAAGTGCCAAATTGCTGAAGAGAGAATTTTTCAGCTCGAATATCAAAATAAAGCACTATTAGAATCAATCATAAAGAGCTTAGCTTTAGAAAGTAACGTTGTTATGACGGTAACTGTTGAGAAGAATCAGGAGGATAAATGAAAATAGAAAAAGGAAAAACTCTCAGAAAAAAAAGAGGAAGGACTGCTAAGTATCCGTTTGAAGCTCTTGAAGCAGGCGACAGCTTCACAGTGCCAGGTAAGACTTCAAGAGATTTGCACGGTACTATATCCTATTGGAATAAATTGCTTGCTCCTAAAATGTTTGCTAGTGGTATTCACGATGCGAATGGCAAGCGAATAACTGATAAAGGCCGCTTGGCTGTTAGAGTCGTAAGGGTTTCATGAGTAAGTATAAAGAATACAATAAGCTTATAGTCACTGCTTATTATGTACAGCAAGGCTTGCCTGAACCAGTATACGAACATAAATTCCATGATACTAGAAGGTGGAAGTTTGACATAGCATGGCCAAAACTAAAGATAGCCTTGGAGGTCGAGGGCGGTGTTTTTACAGGCGGTAGACATACTAGGGGCAAAGGCTTTGTAAAGGACATGGAGAAATATAATTCAGCGGCTACTCTAGGGTGGGTTGTTGTTAGATGCATTCCTGATGAAGTTTGCATGCTGGACACTATTGAAATGGTTAAGAAAGTTATAACCATTTACGGACAAGAGAAAAAGTGTCAACTCGATTTTGAATACTGGCTAAAACAAACCTGCTTCCAGCAGCCTACGCCAGAAGCTTATGATTTAGCTAAGTCTGCATGGGAAGCGGCAGATACATACCAAAAACTTAAATGAATAAGAACTCAAGACTTAAAAAAGAATTGTTTAGACTGTGGCAGGAATGCCAGGCTATAATATGGAAGCATGGTTGCGGATGGTGTATGAAGCCAGGGCCTATAACAGGGCATCACATCATAATTAGGAATTACAAGCTAACTGCGTGGAAACTTCTAAACGGAATAGGATTATGCGATGATTGTCATAGGAAAGTTCACGATGATGAGCATGCTGATAAAGAACTACTCGAACACATACGTAATAAATGGCCCCATATTTTTAACTATCATGCTAAATTCTGGCCTCTCGCAAGAAGAAACACACATGTTTTTTTAAAGCATGAATTAATTGAAATACGATCAGAACTTAAGAGGTTTATAGAAACTCACAATGATGCCTAGCTTATCACTCTGGTTTATCTTCATATTACTTGCGCTTATTATTGCGTCACTGTTTTGAATTGATCAATAATACTGTCGTCCAGCGGGTCCCATCTCATTATCCAATGCTTTACTATGGAATCCATATCAATACCATTCTCTTCGAAATAGTCTTGATCCCAGTCCCTGTGTAACTGGATAATCTTATTAGGGAATCCCCCAAACTTCATAATATCAATTAAATCCCTGCTTACGGCTTTAGCTGCTTTAGGATCTGTTTTAGATAATGCATTGTAAGTGTCTGTCGCTGCATCGGAAATAGAGTTTATCAAATCGAAATACAGCGGAGATGATTCGTTTCTCCATGAATCGTACAGCAATTTAGTTGTTATCGCTGGTCCTATCACAGGCATCATAGCCAGGTTGTATACTATAAAGTCTTTTATGAACTCCTCGTAACTCTCAGGCAACCGGCCCTTTGCTATCAATCCTAATCCTATTGTAGGCATAATCATGCTCATTGCTACCTTGTGCCCAACATTAGTATTAAGCCCGTACCGCCTTAAAGTCTCTGTATTGGTAGAGAAAGCAACGCTTATCAGCTCGTTTATGCCGCCATTCTTGAAGGCTTGCTGCAGTGGTAATGCCATTTGAGTCCTGAAATAGTCGAAATTCTTCATTAATTGACCTGTAAATGGTATCATAGCACGTTCAAACTCGTTGCCTGTCTGCATTAAATTGCGTTCACTGGTGTTGGCTGCGGGCTGAGATCTACTCGTAACTTCATCAGCAAACTTAAATGCATCCGCATCGGCCTCAGAATCGCCCATACCTTCAGCTTTGTTCTGCCTATACTTGAAGTCGTATGAAGCTCCCCACACCGATGTACGTGTGATCTGATCGACTGTGCGTTGAGGTAGTACAGCGGCCTCTTTGATAGGTAAACCCAGTACTCTCATGTTTATAATGCCTCCGTGAGCATTCATTATGTCCACTTCAGCAGGGTCATGCCTAGATTGCGTATGTACTGAATGGCCTTCTTTCATTTTTTCCCATACTGGATCTCCGGAAAGAACTTCTCCGTTTGTTTTGAAATTAGCATTATGAGTCATTGCATACTGGAATTTCTGCATCATATTAACACCAATCTTCAAACCATCAAAGAAAGGTAGTTCTGAAGCACCATTGAAACCAGATATAGCCTGTCTCATTATTGAAGGCACGTTACCAGCTAATACCGAAAGCTTAAACCTGCTGGTCACAAATTTAGTAGCTATCTCTGCATCGGTCATGTTATGCATTCTTCCCGTTGCATATCGTTCACGCTCTACCATAGTCTTGAGAGTGTCATGTTCCTTCGTAAGACCTTTTTTCAGCATTGATTCTACTATGGGCTGTTCATTCAGAAGGTTTGCCAGGTAGTCTATGTTATCGGCCTTAGAAATATATGTTTGCGCCTGCATCATGTATGAATCGAATATAGCCATAACATTAAGATTGATCTTTTGTCCGAGAGTACCTGCACTTCTAGACTTATGCCTGCTCTGGTCTCCAATTCTTCCTTCTATCTTGCTTGGACTTATCCCGAGCTGGTTTGCCAGGTAATCAGTATCTACGAACAACCCACCTTCTCTTATCATGGGAAAGTAAAACTTTATCTCTCCTACTGGTTCACCAGTAAGGTTTACTTTTACTTCGTTGATTCTAGGCAGAATCCATTTAAAATAATCATCAACCCTTTTTTGTATTAATTTAAGCTCTGGAGTGCTATTCATTAATTCGAATGCATCATTAACTACTTTAGAAAACTGTTCTCTGCTTCCTTCCCCTATATCCCTATTGGACTGAAACAAAGCTTCTGACTCATGGTTAGCAAATAAACCGTCTTCATTCAATTCTGTACGTCCTCTAGTAATTAAAGCTATTCCTAGAGCATCATTCCATGTATAGTTTCTATCTCCTAATATTGCGTTGCGTCTGAGTACTTGGGGAATAGCTCCATCTTCTTCTGTTTTTTGTTCTAGCCACTCTCTATGGTTTTGTACTTCTTCCGAATGATCCCTCTGCATCTTGTACCATAAACCTCCGACTATCTTTGTGAGATTAGAATTCGGATCACCATCAACTATTTTAGCAAGCAAGGCTTCAAAACCAGTAACTCTAAGAACCATGCCTCTGAATAATCCGTTCTTAAATTTCTGAGCCCCTTCAATAACTCTATTAGCCGTATTGATGATACTTGATTGCACATCATGACCGCCTAATGCTCTTGATCTTGAATCTATATCGTTTGGCCTCAAATCTAAATCAGATGCAATCAGCTTTGCATTATCTTTTATAGCTTTCTTCCTAGTAATTTTATCATTTAAAAAGCTTTCAGGAGAATCTTTCTGTGCGCTATCCTTTATATCTAGCTGACGTTGAACATTACCTAAATCGCCTCTATCTGGTTCATGACCGAAAAGCCTTGTTGATATTGTGTTTATATCTGACTGGCCTCTAAGAAGAGGAAGCAATTTTTCTGTTGGTATTTCGTTCCTATTAGCTAAGTCTAATTGTTTTGCAAAGCCATCAAGATCTACAGGCTTTATTTTTCCTGTCTTATATAAAGCGTTCCTGAGTTTCTTCTGCCTTTCACCATCGTCAGGTATAGCATTGATCTGATCTATAATGTCCTGCTCAAGAAGTATGCTATTAAAGGATTGAGCCATTTCAGTTGCTTCTGCTATAGCTTCTCCTGTTTGAATAGAAGAGGTGTCAGTTATTGTATCACTAAACCAGACGTCAAATACTTTCTTAACATCATCAGTAAGTATATCTTCATGGTTCTTTACCGACTCAGACATTGAAGCTTTTATATATTCGAATGAATCAACTAGGGATCTGTTAGAATTTTCAGGCAGTAAACCAGTTTGAATATATTGGAAAAATGCTGTGACCATTCTTTCATGTGAGCTATCATCCCATTTTCCTTCTGTACCGTAATTCTTTAGAAGAATATCAGCATGAGAAACAGGTAAAAGTTCTTCAGATACTATATGGTGAACCCATTCATGTACGATAGTCTCTGCTGTGGAACCTTTATAAAAAATAGCAAGCTTATTATCCTGCAAATACATTGCATTTATTTTATTTGATGTTTCTTTTGCGTTCTCTTCTGAAAGAAAAAATCCTCCAGCAGGTCTTTTTTCAAGAGTAGGCGTTCCTTTAATTCTTTCAAATCTTTCTCTTTTCTCTAACCACTTCTGAACGTTGGCAGAATCTCTTTGAGCTTGTGTCATTTCTTCTGTGCTAGCTGCAGGCTGTTCTACATCATGACCAAAAACAATTGCATCTAACTCTGATACAGGTTGAGGGACTAAAAGACCGTCACTATTTTCAATAAAATCTACTTTGCTTCTGAGTTTTGCTATATCTTGCTGAACCTTCTTTCTCTCAGCTTTAGTCAAGCTAGGATTTCTGGATACTATAGAATCGTAAAGAGCTGTTCTCTTTTCTCCATCAGAAACATCTAAATCCCTGCTTATTTTATCTCGTAATTCTGTTAGTATTTTATCGCCTTTAAGTGAAGCATCAGACAATCTTTTATTAACTAAGTCAGAAGTTTCTTTAGAAATTTCATCTGTGCTATCATCTATGTTAAGCTTATACTTTTCTTCAGCAAGTGCTGATCTTGATTCGTGACGCATCAATTTAAGTCTTCTCAATGTTTGATCAGTAAATGGGTTTATTTCTTCCTTTTCTTCTGTTTCAACTTCTTCATCTACTACTGGTTCTTCACCTTCTGCAGGCTCAACAGGTTCTTTGACTTCCTCAGGAGTCACGTTTATTACTCCGTCACCATCCATTGATACTGAATATGTTTTTCCTGATATACTTACATCCTTTATTTCTTCATGGACAAACAAAGCCTTGTAAACTGATTTATTTAAGATTCCTTTAGCTTTTACTGAATCTAGTTTTACACCTCCCTCTTCAGGGATATTACTCTTCAAACTTATTGCAAGCACCTCTGCAAGACCTGTTGTGTCTTCATCATACCATTGGCCAGTTTGTTTTCTTATCGCTTTAACCTGCATGTCATTGTCGTCTATAAGTGAATTAAGATCTTCTCTTTGCGACATGCTTATAAGTTGAGTATTAAACTCAGGCACAGTTTCAGACAGCATATTTATTACAGCTTCTTCTCCTTGCTTCATAGTCTCTCTTAATACGTTCTGATTGATATCACCTTTCACTATTGCTGTCTTAAAAGTCTCGACATAATCCAACGGAGATCGTTCTGTATCGTTTGCAGCTAGATTAACAGATATATTAAATATGATATTTCCTGCCTGCTGAGATGCTTCTTCACCAATTATAGGTGAAACACTTTCAGCTATCTGACTCGTTTGGAAAGCTAGTTCCTCAATTAATACAATGTCAGTTTTGCCTTCAACTGTAGCTGCTGCATCTAATGTTTTAGAATCTGGTTTCTGAGCTATTCTTTTCTTTCTATCTGCTAGTCTTCTAGCCTGGTTACTTCCTCCGAAAGCTCCCATTAATATTGCAGTAGGTGCAGTAGCGAATGGAGTAGCTATCATGGTTTCAACAAAGTCTTTAGGATTTACATCTGTATTGCCTGTTAAGGCTATATCTGATATTGCTTTGAAAGCTAGATCAGGGATTTCCTCAAGAAAAGTTTCTTCACCAACTGAAGCAGCAACTCTACCAAGATAACTTTTAGGCCATCTTGACATTTTAGCCATGAGTCCTGTACGAACAACAGCATCATCAATATTGTCAATACCGTTTAAAGCCCATGATGTAACCTTATTCTCTATGCCTTTACCGTAAAACCTTTCAGGACCGGCCATCTTCTCAAGCATGAACGTAACACCTGTCCTTACAGTAGCTCCTAATGAAGCCATTTCGGGTGTTGCACCCATATCTTCAAGTTCAGCTTTGTTTGCTCCCCAGGATCGCATACCAACGCTTGTAAGCAGTCCTGCGCTACGACCTAATGATACAAATTTCTGCATACTACTGCCTGCTTTAAAAAGCTTTCCGGCTAAAGCACCTACTCCAGCTCCTGAATATTGAGATGCAACCATAGTGACGAGTTCAGGTATACCAGTACCTGTGAAGTATGCAGCTTTATTAGCAAATCCTTTTGAAGGACGTTCTTCACCTCTGGAAAGCTGTCTTCCTCTTGATATGTCTGATGCTTCTTTAGCTGGCTGAAACCCTAATTCTCCGAGAGTTTGAAGAGGACCCTCTATAAAAGAATCTCTGAATCCTGATTTCATTCCTTTTTTAAACTCTTCACCTATACCTCTGTTTATAGGGTCAGTTTCTCCGGTTTTCTCTCTTTGTAAAATACTAGTTCCTGTGCCGGTTACGAATTCATCATCAATAGGATTCTCTAAATCAATAATATCATCAAATATCTTACTCATTTAAATCTCCCTCAATGCATCTGTATAGACCTTATCGAAGTCTTGTTTTGTAATTTTTTGCTTATCATTAAGTTTTTTAAAATCTGTAATCTTCTTTGCCTCTTCTACATATTCCTTCTGCCATTCCTTATCCAGTGAATCATTAAACAGTTCTATAAATTTGGCAGGATCTTCAGTGCTCATTCTATCTAATATTTTACGTCCTGTCACTTGTCCATACCTATCTACAAAAGGTATCAGCATTCTTCTTGATGCTCTGTCAGATACTATCTTGCTTCTTCTTAAATCTACAGTCCTCTTTCCTGTTAATTCTGCATCTAATTTTGTTGTAGCATTAAGTTTTGCATCTTTCTTTATATCTGAAGGAACGCTAATCCATTCAGGATCTTGACCCAATTTAAGAATAGCATCATCTATCTTTTTAGTATTCACAGTCAATAAACCTTTTGATTCAACAAGTCCTTCAAGATTTTCCATAGCAATTCTGGATTCTTCTGATACCTGTCCTTTAGCAACTCTAAGATCTTCTATTAACTGATCCTTTGCTATTCCTCCATCCTCTATTTGTCCTTTACTAACTTCATCAATTTTTAAGTCAATTGGCTGCTTGTTAAATATCTGATCTATATTGACTCTTGCAGTCGTGTCGGAATTTTTGATTGTATCTGAGTTGCTTGCTATGTATTGAGCTACTGCAAGTTTAACTCCTATTCTTCTTAATGATCCGTCTCCTGACTGAAGCAATTCCTGTATTACTGGCTCGTTACTGCTAAGACCGTCCTCTATAGCCCTTACATAAGACTCACCAATCTTTGCGCCTGTAACTGCGTTCTCAATCTTTCTGAGATCTTTTAGAGTGTTGATGTCTTTACTTCCATCTTCTCCTACAGTTATTACCGATGACTGAGCATATGTGTTTAGAGCATTATTAAGTTCATCTGTTCTTGTTTGATTACCCGTATTTATTTCAGATAATTCATCATCTGTTAAAGATCTGCCTAGTCTTGATTGAATAGCATTAGGATCTGCTACTATAGATTCATTTTGGAAATCTCTATCAGTACCATCTAAAGCAGAAATTACGCTGCTCTGTGTGGTTCTTCTATATAAATCAATAAGACCTGCTTTATTTGTTGGATCAACATCTGTTTGAGATAATACATTTGGTACTGATGATCTCTGATATCCAAAATCAGATAATTTAGGAGTCTTTTTTCCGCCCCAAACTTTTCCGTCTTTATACTCACTCTGAGTACTATCAAATTTAAGCCTCAATGGATCATCTTCAGGTAGTCCATTAATCTTTTCTATAAAATCTTCAGTGTCTTTGTTTGCTATAACTATGTCATTGCCGCTGTAATCAATAACTTTCATCTCATCAAGAATCACGTTTTTCCTAGAAACATCATTCATTGAAATCAATGCATCATTCTTTGCTATATTATCATTCTTCTGTTGAGCCTCAAATTCAAATGCTCTTGCTTTATTGCTTCCGTCTAGAGTTAAACGCATGCTGTTGTATAGATCATTTATAGGTCCGTATTTCCTTGCTGCTTCTTTATTACCTGATATAGCAAAAGCAATTCCTTCATGAACATATTCCCTATCTTCTTTCGTCAGCGTTCCGAGTATTCCAGGTTTGAATTCATTGCCTACTATATAATTAGCAAGTCCTCCTGCTTTTTCAACACCTTCCACAAATGATGAATCTCTCGAAGCTTCTGCTATATCAAATGTATCATTAAAATCAGATACAAAATCTCTCACAGCTTTATGAGCCTTGTCTTGATCCTCAACAACTACAGCTCTAGCGTTTACTACTTTTTCGTCAATCTGAAGAAATACCTGATCAAGGATCTCCCTGTAAACTATCTTATCACCCTCTTCATTCTGATCTAATTCATCTATAACTGATTTTATTGCTGACTCTATGTCTTTACCTTCTGTAACTCTATCAATAGATTTAGTTGCCATTGATTGAACAGACTGTGTTTCGTCTATTGTTGCCAATATTATGCCTGTAGGAAGTTCTGCGGTTTCCTGTATTGTATCTTTATTATTGAGTATATCAAGTTCGTCTTCATTTACCGAACCTGTCTTGATCATTATTTTCTGAACATCTGGACTTTCTATATCATAGTTACCTGCATTGATTGTAGATATAGCATGATCTTCTTCAGCTTTTTTAAGCTCTGCTTCTGAAGGCTTTGCAACCTTCATTCTTCCTGCATTCTCTCCTTTTTGTTCTACAGTGACACCAAAAACAGCTTTCCATCTTTCATAGTCTTCAGTGTATCTTATATTAGATCCGTCAAGCCATTGCTCTTTAACTTTACTGAATTCTTCTTCAGTCATGTCTGAGTTTTTCTCAGAAAGAAAAGTAAGAAATTTAGGCTCATTTATAGATTTTTCAAGACCGAGCATCTTGGAAGCCAATACTTCTTTTTTATCTAATGCGCTTTGTTTTGCTTCGAGAACTGCACTGGCTCTGAATCTTCGCTGATAAAGAGGCTTATTAACTTCTCTAGCTACTACTTCTGAAGCATATCCGCTTATGACTGGATTACTTTTATACTTCTTAAGAAAATCGTCTACATCATCAGATGATTGAATATTAGGCAATACTTCGGTGAAATCGGAATTAAACTGAGATTCTGCTTCATCTCTCATTTCAAGATATTGTCTACCTGCAGAAGATGCTGAAAGTTGTGGCTCTATTGCCTGAAATTCGTCTTCATCAAGAGCTACAGCATTTGCGGGATCAGCAAGTATAGCATTTATCTTTTCTGCTGTGTCACCTATCCTGCTTGCTGGCAATGAATTCTGAGCCTCTCCTCTTCTTCTGCGTCTACCTGTGAGTCCTACTACATCGTCTTTAATTGTACCTTTTACTGCAGCTGTAAACCCTCTATCTTCCGACTGTTTACGTTCGAAAGCAATAAGCCTTTCTCTGTTGACGTTAAGTTTATCGGGGTCTGCTCTTATTATAGCTGGTCTGACACTAGCTATTGCAAAAGCTATTTCTTCGTCACTTTTAATAGGAAATGGCTGAGACAGCCTGTCTCCTACTTGATCTACTGATGCTATAGCACCTGGTCTGATCTGTTCTTCACCTTCTATCTGTAAACTCGTAACACCTGATTGATCCTGTAGCGTCCCTGAAGCTCTTGCGGCATCGAGGGCTTCTTCTTCAGCCTGATGGGATAAGTTAATCCTTGCTCTTATATCTGCATCAGTTTCGCCTTCTTCTGTAGGGCCTCCGAAGAACTGTTCATCTACTTCAGTTCTTATTCTAAATCGTTCGTCAATTTGTCTCTGCTTAAAATCTTTTGCTTTTCTTATTTTATCATCTATTGTTTCTTGTGTTGATATATCAGGTGGCATGTTAACTCCTTATGATGTCAATATCTTAACAAATGTATTAACTAATCTATTTGCGTTATTTCTTATATCATATTTAGATAAAAGCTTTCTTCTTCCATGTGCTCCCATTATTCTTCTAAAGTCGTTTTCTAATACAAGTTTTTCTATGTGATCATACCATTCATTTTTATTATGCACAAGAAAACCATCAACATTATCTTCAATTTTGTCTGAATATTCATCAATAGCAGAAACTACAGGTGCTATACCTAAAGCCCAATACTGGAATATTTTTATGGCACTTT